ATGATAGTATAATACACGGTTCGTTGGTCAAGCGGTTAAGACGCCGCCCTCTCACGGCGGAAACACGGGTTCGATTCCCGTACGGACTGTTTTAAAAGTCGCATAAACACTGTGTTTGCGGCGTCTTAAGAAAATTGGTACTCAAAATGGTACTCAAAAACTGAACACAAAAGAAAGGAGTCTGCACAAGCGCTTAAGATTCTTTTCTATAAATGGTAGGCTTGGAACGCTTGGGGCGTTCTTTTTTTATGCGGTTTTTCTGCTTATTTTTTGCGGAAGAACCGTATTTTTTTATGCAAAAATATAAGCATAGGAGGGATGCGGAATGTTATTTACGGATGAAATTCTTGAAAAAATTTTAACAAGAGAAGATGTGTCGAAGGTTCCGCTCGTGTATCAGTCAGCAATGATTCACGCAATCAAGGAAGTATTGGAGGAAGAGAATGTATCAGATGCAAAATCAGAATATGGCATTTAACCCAAACCCAAGCTATGCCGCTTATCAATACAACCCAATGCAAAGGTTTCAACAACCAGAGCCACAGATTCCGCAGATGCAACCGCAGTTTCTTGGAATCCAAGGAAAAGTAGTGCAGTCGGAGTCAGCAATCATGGCAAATGATGTGCCTATGGATGGAAGTGTTGCGTTCTTCCCGATGCAGGACATGAGCGCAATCGTAGCGAAACAATGGGATGCCAATGGAACAATCAGAAAGACCGTTTACAAGCCTTTTAATGAGCAGATGGCAGATTCTTCAAGTGAAGATAAAAGAATCGAAATAGGGCTATCTGATGATGCGGCAAAGGCTATTACTGACAAATTGGATTGCTTGTTTGGAAAGATGGAAGAGTTGGAAGATAAGTTGTCTTCGCAAACGCAAAGAAAATCTTCACGAACACAAAAGGAGAGTGAGTCTTAATGAATCCTATGCAGATGTTACAGGGAATGAGAAACCCACAGCAGTTTTTACAACAAATGATGGGGAACAACAGCGTAATGAGCAACCCTATGGCGCGCAATGCTATGCAAATGGCACAGAAGGGAGATTCCAAAGGCATTGAGCAGATGGCTAGGAATTTGTGCAAAGAAAAGGGAATTGACGCAGATAAGGCTTTTGAGTCGTTTAAAAGCCAATTAGGAATGTGATACTAATTCTTGCAAGATTATGTATATAAAAATGAATTATGGAGGTAAATTCTATGTTTAACACAGGTAATTGTGCATCTGTTCCGCTTGTCGCAAACATTGACGGAAACGGAAATAACAACGGATGGGGCGCAGAAGGCTCATGGTTATGGTTCATCATCGTTATCTTTGCCATCTTTGGATGGGGTGGATTCGGTAACGGATTCGGAGGAAACGGAATGAATGGTGGTGTCGGAAGCGAAATCCAGCGCGGATTTGACAACCAGGCAGTTGTGTCAAAACTTGACGGCATTTCGAATGGTCTTTGTGACGGATTCTATGCAGTACAAAACGGCATGAACGGCATCAACACAAACATTTTGCAGACCGGATTCGGCATTCAGCAGGCTATCAATGCTGATACAGTCGCTAATATGCAGAATACAAACGCATTACAGTCACAGCTTGCTAACTGTTGCTGCGAGACAAGAGAAGCTATCCAAGGCGTAAACTACAACATGGCAACTAACACTTGCGCTTTGCAGAACACCATGAACAGCAACACGAGAGACATTATCGACAGTCAGAACGCAGGAACACGCGCTATTCTCGATTATCTCTGCAATGAAAAGATTTCTAGCTTACAGGCAGAAAATAGCGACCTTCGCAGAGCGGCTTCACAGGATCGTCAGAGTGCATTGCTTACAACTCAGATGGCAGCTCAGACGCAGCAGATTATCAATGCAGTAAATCCGTCTGCTATCCCGGCATATGTCGTACCTAATCCAAATGCTTATGCATATGGATGTGGATGCAATACAGGATGTGGCTGCTAAAACTGAATAATTGAGTATCTTAATTGAGTTTAACTCGATCATGTCTGCTATGCAGTATTACTTACAATCAAAGGGCAGACTGTAATGTTTGCCCTTATTTTGTGAAAGAGAGGTAAAAATAATGGAAGTAACAGGAATTGCATTACAAGCCGTTGCTGCTGGAGAAGATGTTGCATTCACAGAAACAGCAGTAAACGGAACAAAATGTATCGTACACAGACAGGGAAGTGGAATTATCAAGTTAAGAGGTATCACCAATCAGTGTAAGGCTAGATTTTTGGTATCGTATTCCGGCAACATTCAGATCCCGACAGGCGGCACAGTTGGAGAGATTTCTCTTGCAATCGCGGTTGATGGAGAGCCTTTGCAGTCAACAAAGATGATCGTAACCCCTGCGGCAGTTGAGAATTTCTTTAATGTATCAGCACAAGCATACGTTGATGTGCCTTGCGGTTGCTGCAGTACCGTAGCCGTGCAGAATACATCCACACAGGCTATCGAGGTTCAGAACAGTAATTTGATTGCAGTAAGGGAGGCTTGATATTATGCATAAATTTGCGAAACAGATTATGGATTGCGTGAAAGCCCACGTTGATGGCATCGGAATCGAGAATTTTGAGGGTCAAAACCTTGATGATCTTAAGGACTGGACGGAGATTGCAAAGAACATCGTATGCTTTGACAAAGACTACAACATTGTTGAAGCCATGAAAAAGTCTGAAGATGAAGAAATTATGCGCATGGTGGAAGAATTTGGGGACTATCCGGAAAGAAGATACTACAATGAGTACCGGTACTCAAACGGAAGATTCGCACCAAAAGGGCGTGGAACACGCAGAGGATATGTAGAACCTCCATATTACCATCAGATGCCGGAAGATTACCGAGAGTGGGAGAGCATGCCGGAATACGACCGAATGAGAGACCTTGACAGAATGAGTATGGGGAAGATGTATTATTCAGAGCCTATGAGCGGAAATAATGGCATGAGTACCGGTACTCACGATGCAAGAGAGGGCAGAGCCGGTATGAGCCGGAGAAGCTACATGGAGACAAAGGAAATGCATAACGAAAATTCACCGGAAGATAAGGACGCAAAGATGAAAGAACTTGAAAAGTACATGAAATCTCTTTCGGAAGATGTGACTGAACTGTTTTCCGGTATGTCCCCAGAAGAGAAACAGTTGACCAAGACAAAGCTGACTACGCTTGTCACGAAAATGTAATAGAGAGGGCATTTTGCCCTCTTTGTTTGCGAGGTGGTAAATTGTTCACGATAAACAATAAAGTTTGGAATTTGGTCAAAGTATCGCGTTACAGCGATATGCTACAGAGAAGTGACGGAAGCAGAACGGTAGGAATGACCGACAGGAACACGAAAACGATATATCTTGCGGATGATCTACGCGGAAAATTCCTTGACCGTGTGTTATGCCACGAATTATGTCATGCGTTCTGTCTTTCGTATAATGTATACATGGATATTGATACAGAGGAAATCGTAGCAGACTTCTTGGCTACATACGGAAGAGAAGTATTTGAAATAGCAGACAGACTATTGATTGAACTTATGGAGGTTGCATAATGGATAAAATTTCAGAACTCTTACAGTATGTGCGCCGGACAAATCCGGAAATGACGAGAGAAAGGCTGATAGAAGAGTTGAGCAAAAGTGATTATGCTGCGCGGTCTTTGATTTTTACGAAAGAAAATTTTTTCCGCGCCGCAAAAAATATTTCGTAATTTTTTTGTACCCCCCCCTGGGGTAGAGTTTTTGGGGTCGAGATTCCATTTTCACGGATTCCCCAAAACGTGTAACAAACGTGCAAATATCTGCGACATTCCGCAAATAACACAAATACACCATATATTATGTTATATATAGATAATGCACTGATGATATTTGATAATATTGCCGGTCACAGGCAAACGCCAAAAGACGCTTGCCCGGCTTAGTTACAATCTAGCATAGACCGCATTTTACCACTTGTCAAGATAGTTTTTCCCGTCGTACCGGCTGTAAGTGTGTGTTATGTTTTCCGGTCTTTGCGTGATCTGCATCCAGTCACCGCCACGTTGGACGGTTATTTTGGTTTTTGCAGACTCCACCCATTCCACACCCTCGAACTTGGAATAGCCGCACATTTTGCCAGATATTTCCGGATAGCCAAGAGCAGACACCCGGCGCATGATTTCCCTTTTGCCGATATACTCATATTTCCCCATCTTTCACACCTCCTTATATCGTGTTTATTTGTCAATGCGCGTTATATGTCCGCATCCGGCGGAACGGTGTGCAATCTGTTTTTTGTTGGAGATGCACAAGCTCCAAAGTGCCGCAATAGTGACGGCTTGCGATCTTGCCGCCGCTCTTAATGATAGAACGGTAGAAACGAGCTTTCCCGCGTGTCTTGCGTCTGCATTAAAGCAGATCAACCGCGATTATTTACGGCTGCGGCGCGCCGTGTGACGGCAATATGCCGCCATATAACCCGATGCAGTCCCAATATATGACCATCGGTTAATAAATCCACGCCGCCGGAATCGAACCGGCTCACAACGCCACCAGGCACGCGGAAAGGGGCGGAAGAGTACCGCCCTAAGTGCTTTATTTTGCTTTTTTAACCGATATAATACGATCATCGGTTTTATCCTTTGGCGTGCCGTTGTCGCTGATCTTAACAATAACTTTCTGTCCGTCTTTAAAATGCAAGTCGGTGTCCGTGTCGGACATTTCCCAGATGTTCCCGTCTGCGGTATAGATGTCAAAACCTTTCCCAGTCAGTCTTTCGCCGTCCTCGTAGGTATAGGTATAACTAAAATTCCGTACGGTTCCGCGCACTTTGTAGGTGCGCGCGGCCTTTGCTTCCGTTGTTGCTGGTGCAAGGTTTACAAGGGTAACTGCAGTTAATACAATAGCTAAAATTTTCTTTTTCATGACTGTTTTCCTCCGTTTTTTGTTTTTATGCACTCAAAATTGAGTAAAACCGCCGCCGGTAGTGATCCGGCGTGCATCCTCTGCGGTTATTTTAATTCAAAGGCATAATATAAAATTTCCCCGTTATCTCCCTTTACTGCCTTAACGGTGGTTAATTTTTCTAATGCTTGTGACATTGGGGAGCCATATGTTCCACGCTCCCAAAGCCTGGACTTTTCCGCCATATTCCAAAAGCAACCAACTTCTATACCTGTTGCAAATCCTGAATACTTCGCAAATGTCTTTTTGATAAAATTTTCGCACCATTCAACCTTGATTTTTCTCATTTTCCTATTCCTCCACATTCTAAATTTTTCCGGTTATCCGGGTAAAAGCAAGCCGGGGAATTGAACCCCGGTAAACGCCGCCGCTTGCCTAGATTTAAGGTTTAAAAAATTTTGCGATCTATTTCTGTTTCTTCAAACGTCTCATACAAATGTGCCACTTCGGAAAATTGTTTCTTTGCGATTTTACAAGCCCTTGCGTATGCCGAACGGTCATTTGCGGCTTCAACGAAATCTGTATCTCCGTTATTCATTTCAAAGTAGTATGTTTTCATGCGATCAACCTTCCTTTATTCAAAAATGAACCCGTAGCCGCTAGTCTGTGCGGCTTTCTGAAATTCTTCTTTTCCGTACTTTTGATACATCTTTTCAAGGCTTGCTGAAATGTCAAACCCTGCAAGTTTTAACTCAAACAGTATTTGTATTTTGTCGTCCATGTTTCCCCTTTCTGGTCTGCCATCATCAGAGCCGGGAGACCGTCCCGCGGCTGACGCTCCAGATCGGAGCGTTTCGGCTAATTAAGGCTATTTAATTCAATGCATTTTCTATTACAATCCTCGATTGATCCGGTAAATACGATTTTGCCGTTTCCGTTGATTTTTTCGACAACGCAAAAACCAAAATAATCGTTGTAAGTGATGTAATATTCTTCCATGTTCTATACCTCCTCAATATATATTCTTTCTTCTGATCCGGTTTCTTCATCCTCATAGATTCCGTTGAAATCATCAAACCATCTTTCGGCTGCGTTGTGGTTGTATGTCTCTCCGCCAAGAAGAATGCGTCCGGTTTCCGTTACAAGTCTGTATTTCTTTTCCATGTTGTTTCCTCTCTTTCTGTGCTTCATTTGATACTTGTATCATATCACTAATCTTAGTGACAGTCAATAGTAAATATCACTTTTTTTAGAAATATTTCTCTTGACTTTTCCCGATAGGAAAAGTATGATTGATTTAAGAAAAACCATATAGAAAGGAAGATGCACAATGCTAAAATACAGATTTGATGTAGGGGACGCACTGGAGCGCATCGGCTTTAACTCCTACACGGCTAAAACAAGCGGATTGTTGAGCCAAGAAACGCTCAAAAAAATAAAACGCGAGGACACAAATATAAATGCAAAAAGCATAAATAATCTTTGTCTGCTTTTGGATATGCAGCCGAAAGACATCTTTATATATATAGAGAGTCCGGAAGATTTGGAGCTGAAAAAGAAATTGCAAAAAAAATAAAATATCACTTGCAAAAGTGATATATATATGCTATAGTATAGTCAGATCAAGAAAACAGCACAGCGCCGAAAGGAGAACGACATATGAAAATAAAAGGAATCGGAACAATAAGCAAAGAAAAAGCAATGAGCATCCTAACTAGAGAGGGAAGAAAAGCCGTAAAAACTGGATTGATTGCGACCGAAGAACGTGGCCAGATGTACAAGCTGGATCAGGTCGAAAAAGCATCAAAGGTCGGAAAGTATGGCGAAACTTTCCGACAGTCTTACAAATGGGTTCCGGACGATCTGAAAGAAGAGCTTACACCGGAACAGCTTGGAAAACTCGTAGATAGCTTTTATGAATGCTACGGAGCAGGAAAGAACGCATAAGAAAGAGAGGAAAACATTATGACAGCAAATGAGGTATTAAAAAATTTAAAGGCAATGATCGGAAAAGAAATGGATTTTGACGATGTTGTATGTGCGTTTGAAGATTTCGAGGAAGGTGGAGAAACAAGCGTATATGTGGGAGAGAGCAACAATAACGGATATGACTATATAGCATATATTGACGCTCCGGAATCCACACAGTTTTTAATTAAAGTGAACCACGAGGACGTTATCGAAGACGTGTGGATGTTATAATGGGCGAATATATTCGTTATAATGGAAGCCGTGTAAAAAACATAAAAGGACAGCATTTCGGGCATTTGATTCCGCAGAAAGTAGTGGGGATAAAAAATAAATATGCAGTTTGGGAATGTCTATGTGAATTATGCGGTGGAACAAGAGAAGTTTCTGCAAAGCGTTTAAACTCCTGCAGTAACACAACAATGTGCGAAAAATGCAAAAAAGAAAGAGAGGAAAACAAAATGAAGAACTACAAAGAATACGAGAAAAGGTTTATAGGGTCAAGCGATATTGCGGCATTAATACTTGTCGGATGCGATGAAAACGGATTGAAAACAAGCACTCTTGATTTTGGCGAAGATGGAAGCTACATGGCATACGTCGTTGACGAGGACGCGGAGATAGGTGCACATTATAAAAAAGTTGCTGATTTTAAGCACTGGCTCAAGATTTATGATGATGACGAATTGACATACCGGGTTAATGCACAGGAGATAAATATATATCGCGCTGGAGATTTTGGTTGTATCATACAGACGATTGGCAAACATTAAAAGAAATCGAGTGGGAAAGATTAAGGATCTGACCCACTCATTTTCATCACTGAGAATATAATTATTTCAATCCGTGCATCCGGGGGAATTGCTCCAGATACCACGCGCAGAGCATCCACTGCACGCGACGCAAAAACATAAATTAAATGCTTTGCTTTTACTAAAAAGACTATTGTTTCAATCCGTGGTCGCCGGGATCGCTGGCGGCACCACATCGGCAAGCATCCATGCCGTGTGACATATCTATAGTCTATCATAAGATCGGGCAAAATGTAAGTAAATATTTAACAAAGGGCAACTTTTCTGGCTGCCTTTTCTTTTTGCCATGTCCAAAATCAACAACGCATCAGGGCATATCTTACAAAATCTCCGAAAAACCGTAAACAAACCGTAAAACTTTTCTTAAATTTTTATAAACAAGGATAGTTGTATTAGGTTCTTGACAAGTCCGAAAATGATAGAATAGTATCAGTTTTTACAAAAAATCGTCTGACAATCGTCTGACATAAGGCGAAATAATCGTCTGACGTCGCTTTTTCAGAACTATGTTCTCTTTCTCTATCTTTTTCTTAATCTTTTAAATTAATAATAATATACTGTATCTAAAGCCTATAGGTTTATAGTAAGTGTATATCCGCATACGCGCGCGGCGTAAGTATATAATACCACCGTAAAAAATTAAGGCTTGACTTTAATCCCGGAAATAGTGTATACCAGAATCAAAGAGATTAAACAGAACGGAGGTGTGAATAGTATATGCAGGATATAAAGAGTGTAGAGAATGTAGATCTTACAAGCCTTATAGTGGATCTAGGTACAGTACAGATATACACATCAACTGTACAAGATTTAATAGACAACGCTTGTATAGAATTCCACATCGAAGATTTGTTAAAAGCTGGACAGAGACAGTGGAAAGCTGTTATGCAGTATGTTGGTATGCATTTATTCCCGGATACAAAAGCATTAAAAGATAAGAGCTTAAGTCCTCTTGGTAATGCAACTATACCGACTAACTGCAATAGGTATGATAGAGAGGTATTATATAAGCTTTGTGATTATTATATATACATCTCCAATGTGTATAGCAAGTTGGTAAGTACGGTAGCATTTAGTTTTTTTTGTAATATACCTACGAACACAATGGATATATGGGCTAGTGATGAACCAAGTTCGCTGACTTTCAAGATGTGGCAAAAATTGCAGCGATCCCGTAAGGATTGTATCCTAGATCGTGCATATGATTCCAATAGCCCTGTAGGCACCATGTTCGTGGGAAATAATGAATTCGGCATGAATCAGCCCGGCATTGGCGATAATGCCACGCAACGCAAGGCAATCACAGCGCAGGAGCTGCCAAGATTGGACGAGAAAAAGAGTCAAGAATTGCACGCAATTGATACACAATTTACGGATGCAGCGGCAAATAATACGGTTTAAATTGTGTGTGATTATTCTACAATTCACAAATGCAGTAATATCAATGGTTGTAGCGTTTCTACTGTTCGTAAACTATTCGGAAAAGTTAGGTTTTGCGAATAGTTGCAAGGGTATGACGTGAATTGTATTAAAACAATTTGATTTTCACACAATGACAACAGAACGAAACGGAAAATATTTTAGATTTCCATGTTTGCAAGAAAAGGATGGGGAGGGGGTCTGACAGAAAGACCACCGGGCGGCTACTAAGTCCCTCAAATTCCTACAAAAACAAAAAGTCTTATTCAGACAAAGGAGCATACATGAATCCACTGAAAATTACAGAGCCAATAGATTCTACAAACGCAGAAGAATTTCAAGAAGAGGTAAACAGAGTAATAAAATCACTGTCTGAGTCTTATCGTGAGATAGTAGACATTAAATATTCTACACACGTATTCAATGGCTGGAAGAGAGGTTATAGCGCAATAGTGCTTTACCGATAGCAATAAAAAGCCACTTACAACACACCCATTGACTTTCATCGTAAATAGGCTATAATAAATTTATAACAATTCACTTTCACGTTGCGAATCGCAACTACATTTCCAAAAAATTTTTTAAAAACAAAAAGCATAGTAAGAGGTGAAAAGCGTATGTTGGTACCTGCGATACTATACAGAGACCAGATCGAAAGAGAGTTTCAAAAGCTTTACTACACGAAAGACATGTTGTTTGAAACCGGATGCCTAGAACAATGGACTCCGAAAATATCAGATAGCCCAGATGATGGAATATTCGATTTTGCAATCGTGAGCAACAATAAGTTGATAGGGTATCTTTCATACCAAGTTGATTACTATGTTTCCAAAGCCTACAATTTTGGGCTGATGTCTTTTGACCGCGGAAATCCGGTTGTAGGGAAAGACGTATTCGAAAAGCTAGAAGGGCTTGCATCAACTTTACATCGGGTTGAGTGGCGTATGGTCGGCGGAAATCCGGCAGAACGCAGCTATGATAAATTTTGCCGAAAGCATAACGGAAATAAACACGTCCTGAAAGATAGTGTCAGAGACGCCGCTGGCAATTATCACGATGATGTTATTTACGAAATTGTGAACTCGGATTAAAAGGAGCGATTATGTCAAGAGTCAGAGCGGATGGCGATGTGTAATGGAAGAATGCAAGAGACAGTGCTGCGGCACTTGCAAATATGGCTTATGCGTCAAGACAAACGGTTATGTTTGTTAAAACGGCGAAAGCGATTATGCCGCTGATTTAGTAGAATACATCCATTCATGCGATTTTTGGGAACAGAAACAGGGAGAACTGAAATGAATGAAACATTGATGAAAACCGAGTATTCCAAAGCTTTTGATGAAAAGCGCAAAGGTCTGATTGAACAGTCGTATTACAAATACGGACCGGCAAGAATGAATTTTGCAAACGGGAATGTGGATGCAATCGAAAGTTTGAAAATGAATCTTGCCAAGTTTGAAGAGACCGGGAACCTTGAATATCTGTGTGATGTTGCGAATTATGCCATGTTCCGGTTTATGTTTCCGCAGCAGGGCGAGTATTTCGAACATACGGACTCTGATTCATCTGCCGGGATCTTCGGTATGAGCGTAAATGAAATGGAACGATTCAAACAGGAACACAGCTTTGAGGATGGGAGATATTGATATGGCTTTGAAAGTTATTGCAACAGCGACAGATGCCCTTGTAATACTGGGACTTATGAGAGAACAGGTAAAACAAAAAGACAATTCAAACGCAATGGGGTATTTGCTTTCATACGCGATCTTTGCAATGAATATTATGGTCATTTGGAAATGATGGGCTATCGCCAAGCGGTAAGGCACAGGATTTTGATTCCTGCATTCCGGGTTCGAATCCCGGTAGCCTAATTGGTTACATGCTAACGTTTCATGTAACCACGTATGTTTTTCATATGTACTTGAACCCTTGGTTGAGTGATTCAAGCATTTGGGTTCCTCCTTTCGCCACTAGGACGATTCTGTTAAGGACGGTGCGAGACCGTCCGGTGGTATTCTATCATGCATCTATCCCACGGTGCATGAGCCATGAAATTAGGTGGCGGCGGAATAGGTAGACGCGCAGATGGAAGAGACAGGACAAAGATTAAAAACTCATGGTTGAAGTCCTATGGGTTCGATTCCCTCCAATGTGAACAGTGCACGGTTTATGTGAGGTGCAAATCCTCACCCACCTATTCGGTCAAATTATGCTGTCTGCTTGCAGGCGGTCTATGTTTTGGCTGAAATACGATGCTTGTCTATTGCTCTGCAATAATTTAATTCGGAGTAGAACCATGGAAATAGGCTTGCATGGTAACATTGAGTTGCCGGTGAAATGCTGTAAACCGGATAGTGCAAGGAATAGCACGATAAACATTATTGCTAACCGTCTGATGGCGGTTATGGGGATTTAATTCAGTGGCAGAAGACACGGCTTATATCCGGGTTGTCGCGGGTTCGATTCCTGTAATCCCCACAGGTGATGTTGCCAGTACACCCCTAGTGTGTTTATTACAGAAATGCAGGTGCTAATCAATATACCGGTTAAACTTAGCACAGGTAACTGGATTGAGCGGTTGTCATTCAAAAGATGGCGGTAACCGCTGACTAAAAGAACCTTGCACTTAGTGTAGTGTGGAGCAAGGAAAAACGGAAACTACACGACATGGCTTGTTAGCTGAGATGGATTAGCGACAGACTGAAAATCTGTATAGGGCGGCTCGATACCGCCACAAGCCATTGAGCGGTGTTAGTAGCACCGTGCCATTCTGAAACGCAAGGAATGGTTCGGGCAGGGAACTTCCATGCCCGGCGCGTGCAGATATAATCCTAATTGGCAAGGAAACTGTTTGCTAAACAGTCAGTAGCCGGAAACGGTGTTTCGGTTCGAGTCCGAATATCTGCGTTTATCCTTATCTCCACTTAGTCGGGTGCTACTGCAATAGTTCCGGTCGATGGGAGACTTATGGATGGTAGCGGCATTATTGGAAACAGAAAACCCTTCCGTGATTAGAAATTGCAGATTTGAAAGCGGTTGGCATGGTTTTGGCTGACAGGGTTCGATTCCCTGTGCCGCTATTTATTTACGCAAAATGGTGTGTAAGTATGATAAAAACATTGTGGAATATTTATATCACACAAAAGACACGGAATCTCACGAGGATTCCGATTTTTGCTATGATTGGGGTGTGAATTATGACAAGTTGCTTGTGCTGTGGAATGTTAATACTTGACTCCGAAGTTGATAGGTGTCCTTATTGCAAATACCTATTTACACAGATTCCGGCAAGGAACATCCCAGAAAATCAGCCGGAGAAGGTAGAAACGGCAATATTTGAAAACGTGGTATTTATTTAATAAAGGGGAGGGGCGGAAGAATGTGTGATTTTTGCAATAATATAGGAATTGGAATACCGGATTGGGATTTCCTTACTCCGGATAAAAGCGGAAGAACCCCGTCCGGAGTCGAAATAGAAATTCGGGAAATTGTAGACAAATGTGCACTTGTTTTTACGAATAGTGCCGGAGAATACGGCGCAGGAGTGGTAAATATTGCATTTTGCCCTATGTGCGGTAGAAAGCTGGTGAAAGAATGAAACATCAAAAAGAATGGCACACTTGCGACAGGTGCGGTGCTGAAATAAAATTCAAGCCAAGACAACAGCTACAATATGTGCCTTGTGGTACATATTCAGAACCGGTAGCTAGATTTACAGAAGATGAAATTTCGTGCGAGCTTTACAAAACAAGATTTTGCGGAAAACTTAAGAAAACTTATGAATTATGCCCTAAATGCAGAAAGGATTTTGAGAGGTTTATGAGAAATGACTGTTAATATTGGAACCAAAACCTATGAAATGAGCCGCAAGCAGGCAAAAGCTATCCTTGGAACGGCTAAGAAACTTGCAAATTGCAACATATACGGCATTGAAAAAGGCAATGTGGTGATTATGCTGAATGAAAAGTATGAAGATGCTGTGAGCCTAAATAAAGCCGTGAAAGCATATGAGGAGAAAGGATTTAGGGGGTATTGGAAATGATTAACATATTTGAAATGCCTAAAAATGTGGTAATCCCAAAAGCAAGAGTTGAAAAAGCAGGAGAGGAAGTTTTTTCAGTTGCCTTTGATTTAGGGTTGGAAACAGGAGAGAGACCGATAGCGATGGTATTTGAGAACCATAACGGAGAAATTTATATTAGAAAACTTCTCAAAGATGATGTTGCGTTGGAATTGCATAGATTATTGACGAAATGATAACAGGAGAGTGAAGATGAAAATAACAGAAATGAATAACTGCATCGAAGAAATGCGAAAATGTTACAAGTTCAACGATGACGAAACAGAGATACGGCTTGGAAATCCACAAACTGGTTCTCCTCAGTATGTGGGAATATGCACAAAAAGACAAAAACGGAACACAAATTGAAATGTCAAGATATGCAGATGAATTAAAATAAACAAATTTACCGGCTAACAAATGGAGTTAGTCGCTAACCTAGAAAAAATTATAGGCAGAGGTCAAGGCACTTCTGCTTTTGCGGAGGTGCTTTTTATTTGGCTTCAAAGCAGTTAATCAATGCAGTAAATGGATATGAAAACTACATACAGAGAAAAGGTGTTGATGAACAGGTAATAGATGCATACATACAAGCCGTAGCGGTTGCCTTAAGGACAGAGCATGACGTTGATTATGGATTGAAAATATCCGCAAGGGCAAAGCAACTTATAGCAAGCTATGTCAAGCAATATACAGGTGGTAGAGTTGCAGACTTAGAAGTGTATGCCGGGGAACATGATACGACATACAAGGTGCTTCAACAATTCTACGATGTTTTGATGTATGAATCAGCCTATCTTGTGGACAGCTTTTTTTATTACATTGAAATTGACGAAAAGGATCCGTGGAAAAGATTTTATTTTCCAAGAAGAAAAGTGCTACAACCTGTAGTTGGAGCATACCAAGAGATTTACGATGGAAAATTGGATTTTTTGTCTGTATCTCAACCGAAAAGAACCGGAAAAACAACAGGCGGTCTGAAATTGGCACAGATGATGGGCGGACGCGACCCGGACGGAAGTATATTCGGTGTCGGAAAAGGCGAAGGACTTGTTAAGCGATTTTATGGTGGATTATTGCAAGGCTTTGAAACAGAAAGCACGTACAACAGATTCTTAAGTGTTTTTCCGGAAGCAACAAAGATAGGCGAAAAGGACTATAAAAGTGCTGAAAACCTATCAATCGACCTTAAGAGCAAAAATATCTTCCCAACATTTACCTGTAGACCTATTGATGGTGCAATCGTAGGATGTACCGAAGCAAATGTGCTTGTCTATATTGATGACTGCGTTAAAAACCATGAGGAAGCACGAAATAGAGATAGATTGGAGTTCCTTTGCGAGAAAGTAACAGATGATGTTCTTGGTAGACGATTAGAGGGAACACCTATTATCATACAGGGAACGAAATACAGCCTGTATGACCCAATTACGGCTTTACAAAATAAAGCTGATGAATTGGAGTGGAGATGGAAAGAAGTTGCGATTCCGGCACTTGACCCAATCACAGATGAAAGTAATTGGGAGATTTATCGAAAAGATAAAAAGGGATTGCGGAAGATATTCACAACCGGTTACTACCAAAAGGAAAGAAAACTTGTTTCGGAAGAAACGTGGGCGGCAGAGTTCCAACAAGAACCATTTGAAGCAAAAGGGCGAATGTTTGCGGAGAACGAGCTTAATTATTTTGAGGAACTTCCTGTTGACCGAGAACCAGATGCAATCATGGCGGCTTGCGATAGTGCAGATAAGGGAGAAGATAGCTGCTCAATGCCGATTGGCTATGTGTACGGTAATGAGGTTTATATCGTAGATGTAGTGTTCGACAATGCCGGAACACAGTTTACCAAGCCGGAATGTGCAAATATGCTTATTAAGCACAACGTAAAGACGGTTACATTCGAGAGCAACAGTGCCGGAGAATATTTTGGTCGAGATGTAATGGAAATTGTAAAAAAGCAAGGCGGAAGATGTAGCGCACGATTCAAGTTTAATTGTTCAAACAAAATAACTCGAATGGAAAATGCGAGAGACAACATTATTCGTGATTATTATTTCCGCGATTTTAAGAAAATGGACAGACAGAGCCAATATTACAAGTTTATGAAAGAGCTTACGACCATGACAAGAAGTGGAAAAGTAAAGCATGATGATGCACCGGATTCAGTTGCTTTGTTTGAAAACGAGATGCGAAGCGGAACACAAGCAAAGGTAGAAGCGGCAGTAAACCCATTTAGGAGGTATTAGGACATGACAACAGACAAATATCTTTCACAGATAAGCAGAATCGACCATGCGATTGCGAATAAGCTAGAAGAAATCAAAAGGCTATCCGATATGGCAACTTCTATATCCATATCTCCGAAAGAGGTGGATGTGCAATCATCTGGCAATCCCGACAAAATGGGGGGCGCGGTATCGAAAATTGTTGATCTGCAGAACGAAATTCAGACGCTTGTAGATGAATTGGTTGATAAAAGACGGATTATCATATCGCAAATTGACAGTATGGATAATACAGATGTATATATCGTGCTTTCATCGCACTATGTCAATGGAAAAGATTGGAACTTGATTTCCGTTGAAATGAAATATTCCTACAGAAACATTATGAAACTTAGGAAAAGAGCACTGCAGGAGTTTGAAAGACGTTATGGACAGCTTTATTCTGAAAAGAGTGCATAAAAGTGCACAATAGTTCACATTCTTTCACAACATTTCCCAAAACTTGCATGGTATACTAAAAGAGTAGAAAAACAAAATCCTACAACCCACAAAGCATATAACCCGTAAAAGGCACTGTCAGAAATGGCGGTGTTTTTTATTTACAAGAAAGAGACTTCTATGGAAAAAGTAACTATATATTGCCCGGATTGTGGAAGAATTGCCGGACATTATGATGGAAGATCTACGATAGATCATCCATGCAAATGTAAAAAATGCAATCATCTTGTAATTTATCGCGTGGCAACAGGAAAAGTTGAAACAAAGCCAATACCGGAGCGTGCTTGCAGTAGCGGAGTTTTATTTATATGAACACACAGTATTTTCACGACCTTGTAAAAGGCAGATATGGAAGAAAAATTGCATATGCTGACGTTGAACAGATTACGGCAGACAACATCGTGAATGTTGTCGGAAACTGCATTGGTGCATTCTATTTCAACAAGACGATCATCCGTTATCTGTGGAACTATTACAAGGGCGATCAGCCGGTATTGTACCGAACAAAGATACAAAATGCGGATATAACCAATAAGGTATCTGAAAATCACGCCTATGAGATTGTTCAATTCAAGGTAGGTCAGACTTACGGTGAGCCGATTCAGCTTATCAGCCGGAAAGACGATGACCGGATAAACAATGCGGTTGACGAATTTAATGACTATCTGACCGATGCTAACAAGCAGGAAAAGGATATTAAAGCCGGAGAGTGGCAGTCAGCAACCGGAACGTCATTTAAGGCGGTGCAAATCGCTGATGGAGATATACCATTTAGAATTGTTGCACCTACGCCAATGAATACGTTTGTTATCTACAGTCGTTCCACGGAAGAACCACTTTTAGCAATCCAAGAGCTTAAGGATGCCGATGGACAGATGTATAAACTCTGCTACACGGATTCATACGAATGCAAGATTGTAAATGGAGAGGTTCGAGATTGGCAACTGCATGGCTTTGGCGGAATCCCGATTGTTGAGTTCCCGAACAACCATGAGCGCATTTCTGATATTGAGCTTGTGATAGGACTATTGGATGCAATCAATACAATGCAGTCAAACCGAATGGATGGCGTTGAGCAGTTTGTTCAGTTTTGGATAAAGTTTGTAAATTGCGACATTGACCCGGAAACCTTTGAAAAAATGAAGATTTCCCATGCGCTGACGGTAAAATCCAATAATGAGCAGAATAAATCAGATGTTGACATTATGACACAAGAATTGAATCAGACAGAGTGCCAAGTTGCAAAGGATGATTTGTGGGATAATGCACAGTCCATTCTTGCTATACCGACAAGAGAATCGCAAAATTCTGGTGGTGATACACAGGGGGCGGTATCTTTAAGGGCAGGATGGGACTTCTCTAAAACCAGGGCTAAACAAAAAGACCCGATAATAAAAACATCGGAAAAGAGATTGGCTAAAGTAATATTAAACGTAATAAGAATTAAAGACCATGATTTAGGGCTTACGGCAAGAGATTTTGATGTTCAAATCAACCATAGTCCTCTTGATAATTTATATACAAAAACGCAAGCACTCGATCAAATGTTAAAAGCTGGAATAAATCCAAGAATAGCAGTATCTACTTGTGGATTATGGGGAGATGCCGAAAAAGTATTTATACAATCAAAGCCATATTTCGATGTTTTGTATAAAACAGTAGATATGGTAAAAAAAGAAAATGAGAATACAAAAAAACAAGAACCGACAAGCTAATTCCTATCGGTTCTTGTTTTTACATAATCAGTTAAAATACTAACCATGAGATTGTTAAGAGAGCGAATTTCTTCTTTTGCAATAATCTCAAGAGAAGATTTAAGCTTCTTTTCCATAACAATTGTAGTTTTAACTTTACTTTCTGAAATTTTTCCTTGCGGCATATTATCACCTCTTTTTGTGTAGTATAAATTACCATCAAGTAATTGTCAAGTAACTTGCAAGTTGCTAGCAACTATGATATAATACATGTAAAGGAGATGATTATATGCCAGATAAGAAAATGGCAAGACATGTTACACATGGGTTGACAGGTAAAAGAGTTTATAAAACTTGGGAAAGCATGAAAGCAAGGTGCTACAATCCTAATGATGGGAAGTATGAGAAATACGGTGGGAGAGGGATTAAAGTATGCGAGGAATGGTTAGGGAAAGACGGGGCGAGGAACTTTGCGAAATGGGCTTACGAAAATGGTTTTGATGAAAATAAACACCAAAAAGAACAAAGTATTGACCGGATAGATGTAAATGGTAATTATGAGCCAAATAATTGCAGATTTACAGATGCAAAAATCCAAGCTAATAATAGAACAAATACTATCTTTCTTGAATATCAAGGAAAGACAAAATGCTTACAAGAATGGGCAGATGAAGTAGGAATATCAGAATCAACTATTCGTTGGAGATTGAATAACGGGTATTCAGCAGAAAAGGCACTGACTACCGAAGTAAAGAAAAATTCAAACGCAGGTAAGAGGTATTTGACATACAAAGGAGAAACAAAAACAGTTTCTGAATGGGCGAAGCATCTAGGATTTGACCCTAAAGTATTATATTCAAGAATAAAACGAGGGTGGTCAACAGAAAGAGCTTTAGAAACCCCAACTGGTGCCGACAAGTGGCATAAAACAAAATAATAAATTTGAAGATAAGACAGTCACCGAATAATCGGCGGCTGTTTTTATTTTATAAATTTTGCACCTATGCGTGAAATAGGAGAAATCACAAGTTGAGCAACCAACGTAAAAAAGCGTAGTGAATCGGAGGTAATTTATGACAAGGGAACAGGCAAAACAAAATCTTATCGCTATCGGAGTGGCAGAGCCTACGGATGAACAGGTAAGCAATTATCTGAATCAAGTCAATGGCGAAACAAAGAAAGAGAAAGACAGAGCCGATGGCTACAAGGCTAAAGCTGACACAGCAGATGGTTTACAGAAACAGCTTGACGAATTGCAGGCTGGAAATCTGACAGAGCTTGAAAAGGCAAATAAGGCATTAGACACAGCTAATCAGCAGATCGCAGAATTGCAGAAAAATAATGCTATTAGAGATTTGCGCGAAAAAGCTATGACCGATTTCAAAGTAACCGCAGAACAGGCAAAAGCAATTGTAAAAGAAGATGGCAGCTTTGATACAGCCGAACTTGGAAAGATTATGTCCGAAAAAGAGACCGCTGCAGCACAAGCCAAGGAACAGGAGATTGCAAAAGGCAGTACAAATCCGGGCGGTGGCACGGCTGGCGGCAATAAAGATAACGAAAAGACAGCGGATGTTGAAAATGCTGAAAAGATTACTTTTGGAAGCAATTCAGCTACCGCAGAAGCAAAAAATCATTATGTAATTTAGGAGGTAAAAATCATGGGTAAGCCTATTGAAAGAGATTTTACTCAAGAACTTGGTATTTTAAAACATTTCCCTTATCTGGGAGCCGCTTGTATTGTTCCACAGACAATGGTAACAAGCGCAGATGCAAACGGAAGAAAGATCGTAAAAGGTGGAACACCATTCCCATCCAACGATGAAAGCTGTGTCGGTTATCTGCTTAATGATGTTGACGTAACGATGGGTGATGCACCGGGAACTTACGTTTACGCGGGCGATATCGACAATGCGAAACTTACAAAGAACGGAGTAACTGTTGAGGAAACGGCAAAAGCCAAAACCCCAAGAGTTACTTTTTTTGATTAAAGAAAGAGGTGTAAATTATGGCATTGCCATTAGCAGAAGCATTTACCGCAAGAAGTCTCGGTGTAATGTGGAATAACTATGAAAAGACTTTAGGTTCTCAACCTTATCTCGGCAGACAGAAATTTGGTACAAGAAAGCAGGAGAGCCTTGACCTTAGATTTATTAAGGGAAAGAGCGGTCTTCCGGTTTCACTGAAAGCATCTAACTTTGATGCACAGGCAGAGTTGAGAGATGTTGGCGGTTTCTCTGATATCCAAAACGAGATGCCTTTCTATCGTGAGTCCTACATGGTAACAGAGAGAGAGGAGCAGGAATACGACAATTACAGAAATGCAGAGAACACTTCTCTTGCAAATGATGTACTTCGTGAGATCAGCAAAAAGCCTATGATGCTGATCGAGGGCGCGAGAGTCGTACCAGAGAGACAGATTTGGAGCTTGCTTGCACCGGCTGACGGTGTACCGAAGATTGATGTAAATATCGGAAAGAAGAAGTACACAGTCGAGTACACCTCAGATGCTGGCGAAGCACACAAGAAAGATCACTTTGTTGAGATTTCCGGTGAAGCCGATAAGTGGAACGTTCCGGCAACGGCAACGCCACTTGATGATCTTATCGAGACAAGACGCAACTTTGCTAAGAAAACCGGATATTCTCTGACAAGATTCAGTATGAACACAGAGACGTGGGAAATGGTATTAAAGGCAGAGGATACAAAGAAACAGGTTCTGGGTATTACTGCATACACAGGCGGTATTCGTTTACAGCAGTCACAGGTAACTGAATATCTGCGCGGCTACGGAATCGAGATCGAGGTATACGATAAGTTATACGTTGATCCGGCTGACGGTCAAACAAAATACTTTATTCCAACCGGAATTGTATCCTGTCAGTGTGCCGGAGTTTATCTTGGAGATTACGTGTTCGGAAAAACACCGGAAGAAAGAAGCGGAAGTCTTACAGACGGAAACCTTTCTATCGTAGAAACCGGAATTGCAGTTTACACATATGCTACAAACCATCCAATCAATACTCACTGCGTAGTATCCATGATCGGACTTCCAACATTTGAGGGAATGGACAGCGTTGTTGTAATGAAAGTTATGTAGGAGGTGATCCAGCGTGGTAGCAACACACACAATTAAATGTGGTGGAAAATGGTACAAGGCAGGAGAAAAAATGCCGGAGAGTAATTCCCCGGTATCTTCCGTTGGGTATACAAAGACCGAAATCAACAGAATGAGTACCGCAGACTTGCAAAAACTTGCCGCAGAGCAGGGAATTGAAAATGCACAAGCAACAAGTGGCGCGGAACTGAAAGAAATTCTGATTGCAAAATTTAATCTGTAGGAGATCGCTTATGTCATACACGCTTGTCGAACAGGTAAAGATTCGTTTAAAACAATTTCATATAGAAGAGGTAGAGGACGAAGCGACCGGGGAAAAGTCTGATAAAGTTGTGTTTGATGAAAAAGAATGTAACCCTTTGATTGAACAGCTTTTAGAGCAGGCAAGAAAAGAGATTATCAGCAGACGGAACTACCCGGACACATACACGCAAGACCAGATTGACAGTGATGTTAAGAACTATGAAAACATTATGGTCAATTTGGCAGTGTACGACCGGTCGCAGGCAGGAGAAGCGTACATGGCAAGTTTCTCCGAAAACGGTGTGAGCCGAACATGGAAAGACCGTGAAAGCCTTTTTGTTGGTGTGTATCCGTTTGTAAAAGCAATGTAATTAAAGAAGATTGAGCGTGACCATATTTCCGATGCCGGTAAAATGGTTGCAGGCGGCGCACATTAAGCGGTGGTGGACAGTGCGTCAAAAGGAGATTCAAATGAAAAGTATTTTGATTCAAACTTATCTTGTGGCACTTCCGATAGTGCTTGGATATATAGTTTGGCTTCTTAAACAGCAAAAGAAAAGTAGGGATGCAAACAGTAAAGGAACAATGCTCCTTTTGCGCGTCCAACTTATTGAATACCATGCAAAGTACACCAGAATCGGAGAAATACCGTCATATGCCTATCAGAACTTCTGTGAGATGTATGATGCGTACCATGCGTTAGGTGGAAACGGAATGGTTACGAAAATGAAACATGAGATTGAAGAGATTCATATAGGGAAAGGAGATAAAAGCCATGAGGAATTGGAAAGATTGGACTAAAAAAGCCGGAATCCGAGCAATCAAGACTGTTGCGCAGGCGGCAGTTGCTGGAATTGGAACGGCGGCATTTATGGGTGCAGTGGATTGGAAATATGTTCTTTCTGCATCAGTCCTTGCCGGAGTGTTATCACTTCTGACGAGTGTTGCCGGAATCCCGGAGGAAAACACCAATGCTTGACATTAACAAGCAGAAAATGAAATATTCGCAATCCGGTCAGAGGGTATTCATTCCACAAACTGACGAAAATGGAGATATTGTCTATGAAGGGTACAAGGATTCCGATGGAAACTTTGTACCTTATTTAGATTCCGAAGGCAACAAGATTCCAAAAGGCGAGGAAGTTGAAGGGTTTTCAGAACCTACGACATTCCAAGCAAATATCAGCAATAAGTTGTCCGAAGCCCTTGTGAAAGAATTTGGAATTGATGATAGTACATCATACTGTCAGCTTGTCACGGATAAAGGATATTTGCCACTGAAAGCCGGCGATGTGGTGTGGAAACGTTCGGAAGTAAAGCGCACTGATGATGGATTAGTGGATTCAGAAACCGCAGATTACATCGTAAAAGGCGTTGCTGATGAAGGGCTGACCACGGATTTATTTCTTCTTCGAAAGAATATTAAGTAGGTGATTGCGTGGCAAAGAAAACTATTTCAATGACATTATCCTCTAAATCCATACAAGACGCCATAAAGGAGTTAGAAAAGTACCGCAATAGTTTACAGGCTAAATGCGATTTACTTGTTTCTAGGCTTGCACAGATAGGTCAGACGGTGGCAATACAACACATATCGGAATCACCATTAGGAAACACGATAACGGTAAGGGTAGATAAAGCACCGCAGTTAATGACCTCGAACGCGATTCTCATTGCGACCGGAAAAACGGTAACGGCAGAAGATAGAGAACCATTCTATACTTTGTTGGCGGTAGAGTTTGGAGCCGGTATTTTTTATAATTCCGCAGAGAACCCCAAAGCACCGGAACTTGGATTCGGTGTCGGCACGTATCCTGGGCAAATACACGCTTTTGAAGATGGTTGGTACTATTGGGATGATAAGACCGAAACATGGCGTTATACCCACGGTATCAAAGCCACAATGCCTATGTATAATGCGGAACAACAGATTATACAACAGTATGTAAAGATTGCAAGGGAGGTATTCGGTGGAAAATGAGTTAAATAGTTGGGCACTTGATTTTGAAGATACCTTATGTTCCCTTTTGAAATCGTACATGGAAAGCAAGGTAAAAGGAATTAAAGTGACGCAAGATGAAGAATCGGGCGGCACCGCAACATTTCCTACGCTTTTAGTCAGACAAATCGGTGTGACAGAAGCCGGACGAACTAATGAAGCAAAGACAATCAATGCAATTCGCCCAACATTTCAGATCACAATTACAAACAAAGGTTCAAGAAAAGCAACTAAGGACATCGCAGCATATGCGGTGTCTTTTTTTAAACAACAAATGTTTGAGGTATCAAATGTAATCTCAACAATTTCCAAGCAAGTGCGAACGGTTACATTCCGTGCAGCTCGCGTAATTGGAAACGTTGAGCATTTAGATCAGCTATAAGCAGAAAGGAAGTAGAAAATATGGCATCAACAAGTTATAGAACTCGTGTCATTGTAAAAGAGCACACGGAAAAACAGGCTGACTTTGCAGGAACATATAATCTTTTGGTTGCGGCTAAGTCAGTTCCAAGTCCTGCATCACCACCAAACACTGTTGAGTCGACCACAATGGAAGATGACCAGCAGACTTTTGAAAAAGGAATTAAGACTTCTGATTCAAGAGAAATCACAGGAAACCTTGAAAAAGAATATCTTTCAAAGGTGGATGGATATGGAGATAAAAAACTTGATATTATCCATCTGTATGGAACGGACGGTATTGGCGGCGTAGCGAAGTACGCATATGTAGGAACCGCAACTGCCACACCTAACGATGTAGGTGGAAACGATGAAATCCTTGAAATGACGGTAACAGTTATTCCAAGTACAGCATCAGAGCTTGTTACAGATAAGCTGACTGTCGTTGATAATAACGATGGCACATTCACTGTAACAGTGGTGGGGTAAAAAGCCTATCGGACGAGCAATCGACCGCACCGGTAGGCGAGGATGAACGGTCGATAGCAGAACTTGAAGCAATAAGATAAGCAACAATGGGGCGGTGGCAACACTGCCCCTTGCCAATATAGGGCAGAAAGGCAAGGTAAAGCATGAAAGTTAAATTAGGTGGAAAAGAATATACAATTCAGTTTGCAACAAGACCATCGTTAAAATCACATATCTTACAGGATATTATGAAGACGCAGGACATGGAAGATATTTCTTCTATGGAAGATATTCTTCTTGAAACACTTCCTAAGACACTTCTTGTAGGATTGCAGATGCATCACAATGACGAATTTGGATATGATTACAAAACAAACGAAGGCTACGATGAGCAGCTTGAGAAGGTGTCTGACATTCTCTATGAAGCGATTGACACAAACGAGATTAACTGCATGGATTTATTCGCTGATATGCAGGAGGAAATGATGACAAACGGTTTTTTAGCACAGATGATGGAGTCGTTGGAGAGAGCACAGGCACAGGAGAAGAAAAAGACCCCATCCAAAGCGAAAGTCAAGAATTAACATGGGAATATTACGTTGCGGAAATCCGTCCGTTTTACCTTATGGTAACGAAAGGCTACGGATTTTCCGTTGATGATATAGATATGATGAATCCAGAGTTACTTAAGCCTTATGTGGATGCATATAAGACAGAATGGAAGCAACTCGATATGGAAATGTATATGTGGTTCGGCAGATATGCAACGTCAGCATTTGTGACCGCAATAGACGCGACATTCGGCAAGGGTAATAGTAAGTACGTGAAAGAAACTTGCTATGATTCTATTGAAAAGCATAATACGGACGATCCCGATGCAGAGATGCGAGAAATGCTTAAGGCAGAAGAAGCATGGGCGGCTGAATCAAGGAAATCACATTTACCAAAGCCAAAGATAGTTTAAGAAAAGAGGTATTGCTATGGCAGTAATTATCGGAAGTGCTAGGCATGATGAACATGGAAATTGCTATTCTGGTGGGAAAGCCGGAGACCAGACCGGACAGGAAGTGTCTACGCAGAAGTTTTATAACCATTCTAAAGGATGGTACGTGCTAAGGGCGAAGGACGATAGGGTTGCGGAGAAGTTAGCCGAAGCTATGCAGATTGCGTGTGATAACAAAAATATCGGCTATGACCAATCGGAACGCTACGGAGTCATTAAACATGGCATTAACACAAAGGTCAAGACGGAATGCGATTGTTCGTCCCTTGTACGTGCTTGTATTATCTATGCATCCGGCAAGGATGTGGGGGATTTTAATACATCCAATGAACGACCGGTAATTCTGAAATCCGGTTTGTTTGATGATATGGGTTCTTATCATGCCGGGTTTATTCTTCACAACGGAGATATTCTTGTGACACGCATAAAAGGGCACACAGTTATTGTTGTAGGCGGCGCGAAGAAAAGCAAAACCAAGTATTATCCGAAGTATACCGGAAATTCCGGTTCAATCGTTGAAGCATTAAAAGCGGTTGGGGAAGATGATGTGTCGAAAGAACATCGTGCGGAAATCGCAAAAAAGAACGGATTTTCCAATTTTAAGTTTACATCAGAGGAAAATTCAAAGATGATTTCTCTTCTGAAAAAGGGAAAACTGAAAAAGTAATTCAAGGGCGGTAGGGGTCAAATCTTACCGCCCTTTTCTAAAACTAAATAAAGGAGGTGTAACTGTTGGAATTAGAAACCTTAGAGGTCAAGATTCAAGCGCAGGCAAGACAGGCTAATGGTCAGATCGACGCACTGATAACAAGGTTAGGAAAACTATCTTCATCCTTGCAAAGCATAGATTCTAGCGGAATTAACCGGTTATCAACCGGAGTAAACCGATTGTCAAACTCAATGAGTGCCATGCGCAGTGTTGATTCAAGGTCATTCTCGACTCTTGCAAGAAACATTAAAACGCTTAGCAACATTGACACAGGAAAGATAAATGCAGCAGCCGGAGCAATGCGACAGATTTCAAAGTCGGTAAGCTCGTTTTCCGGTATGTCAAAATCGGTGCAAGGGTTATCGGAATTAGCCGGAGGAATCAAGCAACTTGGTTATACAAGCTCAACAAAGGCTATCGAGAATATACCAAAACTTGCGGTTGCAATGCGACAGCTTATGTCCGAATTGTCGAAAGCCCCTAGTGTAAGCCGGAATATTATTGACATGACAAATGCATTGGCAAAATTATCACGTACCGGTGGAGCGGCAGGAACAGCGGCAAAAAGCATCACAAGCTCATTTAGTGGATTTAGTTCAAGTGCATCCGCTGTAACAAAGAAGTCGTTCTCCCTTGCGTCTGCAATAGGAAAAGTGTATGCAACATATTGGGCTTTATTCCGTGGATTTAGGCTACTTGGAGATGCCATTGACATATCATCCTCATTAACCGAGGTTGAGAACGTTGTAAGGCAGACATTCGGGCAGTATGAAAGCCTAATTAACAATTTCGCAAAAACATCAATTGAAAAATTTGGTATGTCTGAATTGTCCGCAAAACAGTTCGCAAGCCGTTTTCAAGCCATGGGAACTGCCCTTGATATTCCACAAGGGCAAATGGCAAAAATGTCTATCCGGTTGACAGAATTAGCCGGAGATATGGCTTCATTTTATGATGTGAGCCAAGAAGATATTGCCAAGAGTCTGCAATCTGTATTTTCCGGTACTACGGCACCTATGCGGCGTTATGGTATCGACTTGACACAGGCAACATTAAAGGAATGGGCATTAAAGCAAGGACTTGATGCGAACATTTCATCAATGACACAGGCTCAAAAAGCCATGTTGCGTTATCAGTATGTGCTTGCGCATACAACCAATATTACCGGAGACTTTGCCAGAACAGCCGATAAACGAAACTTTTGTTTCATGTGTCGCGCGGCATAGCAATATGTCGATGAAAAATCGGGTAAAATCGGTGAAGGCTAAGTTGACTTAGCACGAACATTTTTGTATAATATGTTTGAGGTGATTTAATGCGAACATATTATATCTACAAAGCAACAAATAAAATAAACGGAAAATCTTATGTCGGTCAAACTTGTGATTTTCATAGCAGAGTGTGGCAACATCAAAGGTGCTACGAAAAAGAAGATTGCGACTTTCATAGAGCAATTAAAGAATTCGGGTTTGACAACTTCTCATGGGAAATCATCGAAACGTGTGAAAGCGAAGATGGAGCCTGTGAGTTGGAAAAGTATTACATTGAAAAATTTAACACCTATCGAGATGGCTATAATATGACCAAAGGTGGGAAAGGCGCGCCGTATCATAACGCCAGGGCAGTTGTTTTGCTGACGCTTGACGGACGGTACATTAAGCGTTATGATAGTGCAATGGATGCAGAAATTGACGGATTTAATAATACGGATGTTCTGCTTAATTGTAAAGGAAAAAGGCGGCAGACAAAGGGCTATATGTTCATGTTTGAGGATGAGTATGAATCAAACGGAGCGAAAACCTATAGAAAGCCGGAACCTAACGGAATGAGAAGCATTATTCAATGTGATATGGAAGGAAATTTTATACAGAAATTTAAAAGTTTGCAGGAGGCGGCTAGGATTACCGGAGCAAATAGAACAACTATTTCCGGTGTGCTTTCAAATACCTATAAGTCGGCAAATGGATATATTTTTGTATACGAAGAAGATTTTCCAATAAAAGATTTGAGCATCTATAAAAAGCGCAAAAAAGGAAGAAAAATTGCGCAAGTGGATGCGAAAACCAGAGAGATTATAAGAGTGTTCGATAGAATATCCGAAGCAGGGGAATCTCTTGGAGTTAATTACAAAGCAATACATAATGTAATTGACCAAGAGGGGCGAACTGCTTATGGCTATAAGTGGATAAGTCAATAAGCTAATACCGAGATAAGGCTATAAAATAAAAGTTATAGCACATTGTAGAGCGTAGGGATTGAACCTATGCTCTTTTCTTATGGAAAGAGTGTAGAATATAATATCCCCAAGAGTATCCGACAGCCACAATGCTGTGGTTGAAAATGTACGCCGAACTTATGGGAAACCATAAGAAGTAGAGGATAAAAAGCCTTTACGATAACATATTGACATGGCATAACCAAATAACCATGCTTAAAGAGAACTTCAAAGCACTTGGAGCGGTTGTTGGTGGTGGTTTAATCAATGCATTCAAGCCATTTATCAAGGTACTTAATTCAGTTCTGCAAAAGGTTATTTCCTTCGCAGAGATGGTAACAAATGCTTTAGGTTCTATCTTCGGATGGAAGTATGAAGCAAGCAAAGGGGCAGGAATCAGCGGTCTTGCTGATGATATTGGAAGCGCATCTGACGGCATGGACGATTTAAGCAATGCCGCAGGAAACGCAGGGAAAAACACGGGTGGTATCGCAAAAAATGCCAAGAAAGCAAAAAAGGAAATCCAACAGGCAACTCGTGCATTTGATGAATTAAAGGTTATTTCAAAACAAAGTAAAGATAATACTTCCGGTTCCGGGAATAAAGGTTCTGGTTCTGGATCTGGTTCAGGTGCTGGTGGCGGCACCGGTGCTGATGGTGGATTAGTTCAGACGGACACCATCTTTAAGAAATTCAAAAGCAAAATCAAAGACCTTGAACAGTTGGGAGAGTCTATTTCCGGTGCGTTAATTAACGCAATGAAAAAAATTAAATGGGAAAAAGTGTATGCAAAAGCTGAAGGTTTTGGAAGGGGATTAGCCAAATTCCTTAACGGACTATTTAAAGGGCAAAAAGGAACAACGCTTTTCGGAGAAACCGGAAAACTGATCGCAAATTCATTAAACACGGTGCTTCATGGATTGGATTCGTTTGGAACGACATTTAATTGGAAGCAATTTGGAAATTCAATCGCAGACGGAATAAACAAGTTTTTCCAAAACTTTGACTTTGCATTATTGGCTAAAACTCTTAATTCGTGGGCGCAGGGCGCGTTTGATACAGTTACGACAGCATTAAGTAAAATTTCATGGAAGGATGTATGGAACGGAGCAAAGGAGTTTTTAAGCAACCTAGATGTAAAAACAGTTGGAATCATAATCGGTGCGCTGACAATCAAAAAAATTCTTGGATTACATCTTGCAAAAACCGCACTTGATATAATCGGAACTTCCATTTCAAAAGCAATAGCTGGTTCACTTGCATCAAGGCTTGGCGTTGAAATTGCGGCAAATGAGGGAATCTCGGCAGTATTGTCTACCGCTTTGTCAAAAAAAATAGGTGGGGCGTTTGCTACACTTGGAACAACTGTTTCAGCTGGTGTCAAAGCTTTATTCGGTAGCGGTGCGGCAGAGAGCGCACTTTCTTTTATCAGCCCGGTAGCAAAAGCTATAACCGGGATTGGCTCTGTTGCGATTGGCGCATTTACTGCAATATCAAACTTTGTGACCATGTTAAAGAACGGATTCAGTTGGCTTAATGAAGCACTTATGCTTGTCGGAGTTACGATTACGGCAGTCGGAGCGGTTATTTTAGGGGTAGCGGCAGCACCTGCAGCGATTACCGCAGGAATAGTAGCCGGTGTTGCAACGGCGGCTGTAGTAGTCAAGGATCATTGGAAAGAAATAAAAGGAATTTTCTCAAAAGCAGGAGATTGGTTTAATACTAATGTGATTAAGCCAATAAGCAGTTTTTTTAAGGGATTATGGGAATCTGTTTCCGGTTTTTTCTCTTCTTTATGGAAAGATATATCCGGTGTATGGAAAACAGTTTCTGGATGGTTCAATACTAATGTTATAACTCCTATTGTTTCATTTTTCCAAGGATTTTCGAAAAGAGTTGGTCAAATCTTTCAAGGATTGTGGATCATTGTCAAGGCTGTATGGATTGTTGTTTCTGATTGGTTTAAATCAAAGGTAATAGAGCCAATAAAGAAGAATTTTGAATTATTGAAATCGGCAGTATCAACCGCATTCAAGGTTCTATGGACAACTGTGAAATCTGTATGGGCGGTGGTTTCTGGTTGGTTTAAGGAGCATGTTACAACACCTATCAAGAATGCTTTTAGCTCAGCAAAAGAATCTATTCAGAAAGCATTTAGCGCGGCAAAAACAGCGGTAACCGGGGCGTGGAACAGTGTTTCTAGTTGGTTTAAAGAACATGTAACCACCCCGATAAAAAATGCTTTCTCGAAGATGAAAGAAAGTGTAGCTGAAATATTCAGCAAATTATGGAATAGCGTGAAAAGTGGCGTTGCCGGGGCAATGAACACCGTAATTTCAAGAATTGAAACAGCAATAAATTCATTGATCGGTGGAGTGAATACCGTTTTGAGAGGGTTCAACAGTGTTGTTTCTGCGGCGGCTAAAGTAGCAAAGGTAAAGTGGAGCGGAGTCGATCTTGTGCCGAAAGTGAGCCTACCTAAAGTAAAGGCTTATGCAACGGGCGGTTTTATGGATAAATATAGCATAGCAACAGTTGGAGAAAATGGACTTCCGGAAATTATGGGAACAGTCGGAGGTAAGCCAGCGGTCGCAGGAAGCCAAGAAATTACCGGAATCAAAGATGCTATCAATTCAACATCTGCGCAAGAGGTTTCCTTACTGCGACAACAAAATCAGTTATTACAAGCTATTTTACAGAAAAATTTCGGAATTACTACAAACGACATAGGAAAAGCTGCAAGGGATTATGGTAGAGAACATTACAATCGAACCGGAGACAATGTATATGTTTTTTAGTGACTTCTATAATAGAACGTGATATAATTCTAAATAAATCATATCACAAGAAAGGAGTCATTATGAGAAACACAAAAAAATTATTAGTAGCGATGGGATTGGCATTTGCCGTTTTGATTTCGGCTATGCCAATCCAAAATGCAGATGGGGAACAGATTGTTGCACAGGCGGCAACTATCAAATTAAGCAGAAAGACTCTTAATTTAAAAATTGGAGAATCAGCAACATTAAAGATAAGCGGAATGAGGAAAACTGCTAAATGGAGTAGTGGCAATAAATATGTTGCTTCTGTAAACAAGTCTGGAAAAGTTCTGGCGGTTGGAGAAGGAACAACGTACGTAAAAGCAAAAATTGCAAAGAAAACGCTTTCTTGCAAAGTTACCGTCACTTCTTCCTTTAATGCGAACAAGGTAAAGAAAAACATCTCAATTGAATACCAAGATAGTGGTCATGGAGTTGTTGCTATCTTGAAAAACAACAACAAGGTAAATGTTGATCTGGACGCAAAACTTGTATACTACAAAAACGGTAAAATGCTGGATAGCAAAAGCGATTGTAACAGAGCTTTTGAATCCGGTAAGGAATGTGTTCTTTATTTTGACGCACCGAGCGATTCTGATTATAACGATGTTTCTTATGATAACTATAAAATGTCGTTGAGTGTTGATGAAGCAACAAATGCTGTTTGTGATGTTCGCAATATAATGGTTCAATCGGACATTGGAGCAGATAATGTTACGGTTGAAGCTACAAACGATTCCGGAAAAGATTTTTCATTTGTAAAAATTTCTTGCGTAATGTATGATGCATCTGGCAACTTGATCAAATATGATTATCATTATGCAGAATGTGAAAAGAATGGAGATACAGATTATTTTTCATTTAGTTTTCCGTACGATTCAAATTACGATACGATCTATCCGAGCAGCTATAAGATATATGTTGATGAAGCATATACATATACTTGGTTACAGTAAAAATTGAAAGATAAATGATACTTAAGCCGTGGAAACACGGCTTATTTTAATTTCAAAATCGGATTGACACAAAATCAAAAATAGTCTATCCTTATTACTAAGGAAACATCCTTATCCGTGAAGATGCGGATTACTTACTCGAACGCCATACTGTACGAAAGAGGAAACCAATGTGATTTCACAAGTGGCTTCCTCTTTTTTATTCAGATAAAAATGTATGGAGGTAGACACGAATGAAAAAATCACAACTTATGCTTAAGATTCAAAACGGCATTGAGGTATTTGAGAATCCAATATTCGGACAGATCAGAATGGTCATGGTCGATGATGAACCGATGTTTTGCCTTGTTGATATTTGCAGGGCATTGAAAATGAGTAACCCTACAATGGTCGCGCAGAGGTTAGATGAAGATGAACGCACTAAGTTAGACTTAGGGCGTGCAGGAGAAACAAATTTCATTACAGAGAGCGGCTTATATGCGGTTATTCTTCGGAGCGATAAACCGAATGCGAAGAAGTTTCGCAAGTGGGTAACATCAGAGGTTCTTCCATCAATAAGAAAGCATGGTGCGTATGCAACCAAGGACACAATCGACAAGATTATAAGCAATCCAGATTATGGAATCATGCTTTTGCAAAATCTGAAAGAAGAAAGAGAGAAACGAGAGGAAGCCGAAAGAAGAAATGCGATTCTTAGCCATGTGAATAAGACATATACCATGACGGAAATCGCAAAGGAGTTAGGGCTTCGGAGCGCGAACGAATTGAACAAATGGCTTTCTGATATGCATATTCAGTACAAAGTAAACGGAACATGGGTTATGCATTCTGATTATAGTGATAAAGGCTATGAAGATATTAAGCAGGAAGTCCTTGACAGTGGAAGGGTTGTATATCACAGAAAAATCACACAGATCGGAAGAGAGTTTATCATAAACCTTTTCCAATCAAGAAAATACGCATAATAAGAACAATTAGCATCTACCAAACGGTAGGTGCTATTTTTATACCCATTTTTAGGAGGTAAACGATGGGATATGGCGGATATTTAGTAAAGTTTGGGGATTATACCATACCAAACAGTTTAATAAAGCAGGACACGTTTAGTTCCTATGTAAATATGCAGGACTTAGACCCTTGGACGGATGAAAACGGATTAGAGCATCGTGATGCCGTGGATCTGAAAGCCTTAAAAGTTGAGTTTGAAACCAAAGCTATGCTGACTGAAAAGCAGTTTGATGATTTTTGGAAGAATATCGAAAAGAACTATACCAAGGCAAAAGAGCGTGGCGGTTATATCACGGCATACGTGCCGGAGAAACGCGGATATGTGACGCAGTACGGATATATCGCTGACATTCAGCCTACGTTCTATTCTGTGGCGAATGGGAAGATTAAGTATGACCCAATAAAATTTTCGTTTGTAGGTGGTGTATATGATAAATAGCAATTTAAAAGAAAAGTATTGGGATTCCGGCACAGACAAGCAGATGGTTATATCTGTTGTTGGAACAAATCAGAAAATAGACAATTCGATGCTCGAAGTCGGTACGTTTTCGCTTGAAGAAAGTCTTTGCTCGGAATCAGAGTTAAAGTTTGGTGCGTGTGAAGCAAACTGTGTAAAATTCACAGCACGAAACACCGCAGGAAGCATTAACGGTAGAACTATTTCCATTTCGGAAACAGTTGACGGAGATAGCGAAAATCCGATGCTATACGGAGTTTTTAAGGTTGCATCCGATGTTCCTACGGCTGACCGGACAAAACGACAGATTACGGCATATGACGCTATGTATGACATTATCAATTCCGATGTAAAGGCTTGGTATGCAGGACTTAGCTTTCCCATGACGCTTAAGCAGTTCAGAGATAGCTTCTTTGCATATCTCGGAATTGAACAGGCGGTAGCAACATTGCCTAACGATTCCATGACAGTCAATAAGACGATTGTAGCCACACAGACGGACGATTCAAGCGCGGTTACAGAAGAGTCCTCTATCAGTGGAAAAACGGTTGTAACGGCAATCTGTGAGATTAACGGATGCTTTGGTAATATCAACCGAGATGGCAAGTTTGAGTATGTCTTTCTGAAAGCAATCGCAAGCGCGCTTTATCCGGCAGAAGATTTGTTCCCGGCAGACAATTTATTTCCGTCTGATGCAAACACAGAGTCCATGACCGGACACTACATCACGTTTGATTACGAGGACTTTCAAAGCAAGGCAATTACGCAGCTTGAAATCAAGACAAGCAATGATAACGCCGGTGCTATTGTTGGAACTGCCGGAAACAACTATTCGATTACAGGAAACTTTCTTGTATCAGACAAGACCGGAGCGGAGCTGGAACAGATTGCAAATAACCTATTGCCGATTATGGCACAGGCAGCATATACGCCGATTAAAAGTTGCACTTGTGTCGGTAATCCATGTCTGACACTTGGGGAACCAATCCGGTTCAATACCACAAGAGAGATTGTTGAAACGTATCTATTGCAACGCACCCTAACCGGAGTACAGAGCAAGAGAGATTCAATCTCGGCACAGGGTACGCAGACACACTCCGCAAAGGTTAATTCTATCAGAGAAACACTTGAAAGCGTGGAAAGACGTACCGGAAAGTTAGAGAGGAACGCAGACCATCTTCAATCCACTTATGAGGATTTAGAAGAACAGACAAATACCAAGTTTGAGCAGACCGCAAAAAGCATTTTAGCAGAAGTTGATCGTGCACAAAAAGCGGAAGGGCAATTAGACGCATCATTGGAATTGAAGTTAGGCAGAGATGAGAACGACCAGGTTATTTCGATGATTAATGCAAGTGCCGACCAAATTGTGTTGCGAGGAAACCGATTAATTGTAGAATGTAACAACTTTGAACTAGACGGTAGCGGACGAGTACATATAATAGAATCTCTGCTTTTTGACAGTGGTGAGGTATCTGGTGTAGAGATATTAGGACATGATGGAAGAAATAATGCATTATTGCAGAATGTTAAGTTGGACTTGTCATCTGTTACTGATGCAAACGGGGAAAACTTGGCGACAGAAAGTTATGTTGACGGTTCGCTGAGTGGCTACGCGACCAAAAACGAACTGCCAAGTGGGTATTTTACAGATGTAAAATATACACTGAATGATGGGTCTACGACCAAGTATTCGCCAAGACACTTTAATAAAATGTCTGATTTCGGTTCAAGGGAAAGTACCTTAGATATCGAGGGTCTTTTGATTTCTATTCCGAGTTCCGACAAAAGATTGAAAAATAATATACAATCATTAAGGGATATTAAAAGCGTGTATATGGCAATGTGCCCGGTTGAATACACATGGAAATCCGGATACATCACGCAGCACAAAGGCTTGCAGTTTGGTTTAATTGCGCAGGATTTAGAGAAGATTTTGCAGGATGCCGGATTGTCCGATAGCGGACTTGTGCTAAAAGAAGATGCCGAAGAGGATGAAAAAGCAATTCACGGAGATTCAAAGACTTGGAAAATCGACAAGGAAAATCTCCATGCCATGCATATACAGATGATTCAAAGTCAGCAGAAAGAAATTGAACTTTTGCAGCAGAAAAACGAAGATCTGGAACGCAGATTATCAGCGTTAGAAAGGAGTGTGAGCCATGCAGAAAATATATAGTCGTATCAACTGGGAGAATTTTCCAAGTGAAAAAACAGCGGTAAATGAATCCAATCTTAATAAGATGGACTTGGCGATTGACAATCTGGATGATCGCGTGGTTGCTATGGATGCGTCTAAAGTTGACTTGACCAAAGCTAACGAACTTGTAAAGGAAATCCTTTGGGATGAATCCAACGGAACGCTGACGGTGGTTAAGATGAATGGTTCCAAGGCTGTGATTGACACAAAATTGGAAAAGTTGGCGGTCAACTTTAAGTACAATCCGCAAACACAACAATTAGTAATCACGCTGGACGATGGCACAACGCAGAATGTTGATTTGTCCGCTCTGATCACGCAGTATGAATTTATAGATAGCAATACCATTGCATTTGAAATTAGCAGTGACGGTAAGGTGTCCGCAATCGTGAAAGAGGGAAGTATTCAAGAAAAGCATCTGCGCCCGGATTATCTTGCAGATATTAAAGTGGAATCTGCCAAGGCTGTAGCATCTGCCAAAAGTGCAGGAACGTCCGAAACCAACGCGGCAAAATCTGCCACAGACGCAAAGGACAGCGCAGACCGGGTACAGGGAATCGAAAACGAGATTAACAAGAAACTCACAATGACAGAATTTGATGTGAATGAGGATGGAGAGTTGATTTACACGGACAATTCCGCTTATAACTTTGTTGTTGACAATGACGGAAATTTGAATTGGGAGGTGGCTTAAATGGCTATAGCAGGAAGAGTGGCAATTGTGCCAAAGGGCGATTGGAGCGCAGATGCTACATATAAGAGATTGGATGCAGTGACTTATAACAATACGCTTTATTTCGCGAAAAAAGAAGTTCCGGTAGGAACGGCAACAAGCAATACGGAATATTGGTCTAAGTCTATCGTGGGCGGTGTCGGTGCAATCGCAACGAAAGAGGATGCCGGGATTGTGAAACCGGCAGACGGACTTTCGATTGCGGAAGATGGAACCCTTAAGGTCAGCATTGATGGAACAACACTCACAATGGATCAGGTCAACAATGTTATTAAGTTGGCGGATGCATTAAAAGATAAAATTGGAACTGCATTACAACCAGAAAGCATTGTCAACAACCAAACTACGTCTGAGGAAGGATTCGTTCTCGACGCAAGGCAGGCGAACCCGAATATAGACGGCACGCTGGCGAAACAGTTAAGTGATTTAAACGGCAGTTTAAAAATTAAAATTGTTCAATGGACACCATATTGTCCTCGAACAGATTTTGCAGATAAGGTTAAGCTTAGCGAAGCGATGGCACTACGATACGGATCTTTAGTAATTTGCGCTATACGTATTGATTTATCTGAAAATACTCCTGGCGAATATGTTTCTATTGTAAATTTACCAACAAAATTGTTTACTGGTATCAACCAAACAAACATGGACGGAAAAGAAGGTAAATGGTATTTAGATAAAAACACAGCTAGTGTCTTTTTGCGAAGCGTATTTGAAGCCGGCACGTATTGGCTTAACTTCATGTATCTAGAAGCAGAATAAAATTAAATATCATACAAAATAAAATTGCCTTCCCAAACTTGTACCAAACAAAGAGTGGTACTTCGTGGACTTGCAAGTAACCCAATACCATAATTTAAAGTATCTAAACCATTCCACGAAAATATAATAAGCGAGTAATCACCTACATTTTTGAAAGTCGTTACGTGTTTAGATATTGAACTATAGAAATTATCTTCTATTGTGTCTACGTGGTATATTCCACATCCACCAGATACTTGCGATGCCGAAGACCAATTATTGATTATTTTTCTGAACTTAAAATTATTTAAGTCATTTAAACTGCCGTTTAAGAAAATATATCGAACAAATATTCGAACGTAACTTATAAACCATTTTTTATCATAGAAAGGAATAAAAAATTATGGACAAAATTATCCTTAAAAACAAAACAGAGTTCGAGGTTTCCGATGGAGCAAGCCTTGGCAATATTCAGATTCAGTCGGCAGATTTTGCCGGAATCGAAACAATCACGAAAGCGTTTTCCGTGGACAATCTTGCAAAAGTGACATTCACCCACAACGGGGAAGTGTCTGGGGAATACACAGACCTTAAATCCGATGGCTTTTCTTACAATCCAAACGTGGGAGAGGATGGGAAAGAAGATGGTACGTACACCGTAACGGTCAGCTTGAGGACTAAGACAGAAATGGAAAAAGCAATCGACGAATTGAAAGCAGGACATGAAGTAAACGCTGGAGCAATTCAGGATCTTGCAGATATGGTAGCAGGAGGTGAAGCATAATGGTAAAATTCTACGTGAGACGTATTCTGGTAGACAAGAAAATGACGATTGATGAAGTGCCGATGCGTTGGCGCGCGAAAGTGCAAGAAGAGATCGAGAAACAGCTTTCCGCTTCTCTGCAATGACATTTTCTGTCGAAACTTGCGACCGAAAAATGTTGAAATCATGCATATTGTAGTGATACTATGGACTTGTCCGAAAGGACACTTCAAGTTCTGGTGGGGGCAAGGCTTGGCATTGGCTTTGTCCCCAAGTTGTTATTGACTATATAGAACATACGTTCTATAATAGAGTATATCGACAGGAGGGGTTGCAAATGGATTACAAAAAGAAGATAATAGAATTGATTGATAAGATTGAAGACCGGAAGGTCTTACGTTGTATTTATATTATTGTATCAAATATCGTAAAGGAGTTCTGCAAATGAAAAATTCAAAACTTGAAATCAGGTCAATTGATGAAGACAGTATTTTTTGTGAAGTTCTCATTGACGGTCATGTGATTCATGGTGTTCGTAGCGTTCGATTTGAAAAGAAGGCTATGGAAATGCCGGTTGTTCATCTTGATTTTAATTGCATCAATATGTCAATAGACTCTCCGTTTGTTACAAGATTAGAAGGAAATGACGGAGATAGCGAGATTGAGATTAAATTTAAGAATCAAGACCACGCCATATAGGGCAATCGTTTCTTTCGCAATGATACGTTGTGTCGCTATAACCGCAACGTATCTTTCCTTTTGCGTATACAGTTCCTTCGTTGCTATTGTATGGAACTTGTTCAACTTCTATTGTTACATTTTTATTTACCAATTCACAAAATCCATATTCTTTTATAAACATAATTATTCCTCGCTTAATAGGTTTATCAATTCAATAACGTGTTTCTTTTTAGCGTCTGATAAGTTGAAATATTTCTTTAATGAGCAGGTCAGTTCTTCGTCCTTCATTAATTTTGCTGACATATTTGCATATTTTTCCAATCCGTCTTCTTTGCCATTTACGAGATAGTCAAGAGAAACACCAAAATATTCAGCTATTGCATTTACTTTGTCTACATTTGGATGATCCAGCTTGCTCAAATATCCCTTTGCAAATCCGCAATACTCCTCTAATTGGTAGCTTTTTACACCGTTTTCATCGCACAATTCTTTAACTCTTTCTTTTAATGTCATTTGATTTTCCCCACAAAATAAAATTCTGAAAAAATCGCAAAAATAATTATTGACATTCTGAATATATCGCGTATAATGTACTTAAAGGTTCTGAAAAAATCGCAACAAAATAGCGACATTTGCATGTCGTAATTAATTTCTATGATTTTTGCTCGCAACTCAAATTATAGAATATTTTCAGAGAATAGTCAACATATATGTGCGATTTTTTCAGAACTTAAAGAAAAGGAAGGGAGGTTTTAACTTGTACGAAAAAATCAAACGGTTCAGTAAGGAAAAGGGAATTCCAATCAGAAAACTAGAAATGATGGCTAATATTTCACAGGGCAGTATTTGCAAATGGGGAGAGATTAGCCCTTCGTTTGACAAAGTTGTAAGGGTTTCCGAAATACTGGGGATTGATGTATCCGAGTTAATTGATCGCAAAGAATAAAGATTTTGAGCAGAAAGGAGAGGAAGAAATGAAAGAAATTAAATCCGTGAATGATTTGGTTGTTGTTCCGGTTTCTTATTTTAATGGAATGGAAAAGGAATTGCAGAAGATTCTAAACAAAGTGGATATTCACGATATGGACGTCATGGAACAGGTTCTCCATATGCGGAAATGGCTGAAAACCAAAACCGTATATGAAGAAACAAAGAGATTATACCCTAATCTCCGTTTGGAAAATATTCATTTGCTTTTACCACAAGAAGAAGAGTGACGAAGGGGGTTAGAATATGGAACACAAACCACAAAAAATTGAAATCAAGCCGAGAAAAGAGGGCGAGCCGCCGTCAAGTATTCATCTTTTTGTAGATGAACATGAAATCAAAGGAATTAGAAAACTTGATTTTTCTGTAGAACCAAACGGTCTTCCACATTTGGTGCTTGATTTACAGGCATTTAATTTGACTGTTGATGCCGTTTGCTTGATATATCAGGAAAAAATCGGGGCAATCAATCTACAGATTGCAGACGAAGAAAACGAAAGGGGTGAGAATGGGTGGAAGTAAAAAGATACCGGCTTTTAGACGAAGAAGGAAAAGCTGTGATAGTAAAGAAAGACAAGGATAGATATATCGGGCTTGACGAATTGGCACAGCACATAGCAATGAATATCGTTGATGATTACCAAAGTATTTTGGACGGCGATAAGAAAATCGAAGATACAAACATTGAATTATCCGTCAAAGTCCTTACCGCCATTTCTCCGGTCATTAAAACATATTAGAAATGTTTTATGTTACGGAATGGGTTTTCTGCCGCTTCCACGCTAGAGGATCGATTTTCTTCTTTCGGTAGAGATTTTTTGATTTCTTCGCAGTATTGGTCGTACTTGGTTTTGAAATCGCTGAAAGAATCATTACATCCACAAATTTTAGCGATAGCGTAGGCAGATACATATTCATTGTTCAAAAATTCACCTCCCTTATTTGATGATAAGGGAATTATACCACAGAAAGGAGAGTTATGAACGAACTTGTAAAAGTGAATTTTGACACACAGACAGTGTCGGCAAGAGAACTGCATGAGCAGTTACATATTGGGACTGAATTTGCAAAGTGGTTTTCGCGCATGTGCGAGTACGGATTTTCAGTAGGAAATGACTATTCAGAGGTTATCGTCAAAAATGACGAAAACTCAAAAGGCGGCAGACCGGCAACAGATTACAACATTTCCGTAGACATGGCGAAGCAAATCTGTATGATTCAGAGGACACCAGAGGGCAAAGCGGTACGACAGTACCTTATCGATTTAGAAAAGGCATGGAATACACCGGAACAGGTCATGGCAAGAGCATTGAAGATTGCAAATAATACGATTGAAAGTCTGAAATCAGAAAACAATACGCTTGCAATCAAAAATAAGGAAATGAAACCTAAAGCGATTTTCGCTGATGCGGTATCAGCGAGCCATACATCAATCCTTATAGGAGATTTAGCAAAGCTTATTTGTCAGAACGGTGTGCAGATAGGACAGAAGCGGTTGTTTGAGTGGTTACGAGAGAATAACTTCCTTATTAAAAGCGGTACTTCTAGGAATATGCCAAAACAGAGATATGTGGAACAGGGATTGTTTGAGGTTAAGGAAAGCAACATTCAGAATCCGGACGGTTCAGTAAGAATCACAAAGACAACGAAAGTTACCGGAAAAGGACAGGTTTACTTTGTAAACAAGTTTCTGAAAGGAGCATGAATGAAAAAAGTAATCCAATTCATTATAGGTGCGGTTGCAATGGAATATTCCCTGGTTGCCGCGTGCTATATGGATAGTGAGGACGCGGTCGGGAATATGGCGGCTATTAAATTTGTAGCCGGTGCGGTAATTGCGGCAATCATGTATTACTGGTCGGAAGTAGACCGAAAGAGAGCTGAACTTGACAAGCGAATTAAGAGAAAACGCAGAATGAGAGAGGATGCATGGTAGGCGTTGTGTATATAAGTGGCACGAGATGTTCCACGAAAGAAAAGCGTATGCTTGCTGAACTTTTGGCAGGGAAACGAAAGAAACAGAATGATAAAGATAATTTTGAAAAGGTTCTTGACAGAGAAATGGGAAGGAGAAGCAATGGAGAACAAAATAACGTTGATCGGTGATGTTGTATCAGCACCAAGGGAAAGCCATAAATCAAATGGTAAGAATTTTTATAAATTTTTTATCGGAGTTGAAAGAAGAAGTGGTGTTGCAGATATACTTCCAGTACTGTTTGATGAAAAAATCAGCGATACAGAAATTAGCGGAACGGTATGCGTCAGTGGGAAGATAATTACCCGGCGCGTAAAAACAGGATCTGGAAAAGCCATTCTTACATATGTCATGGCTGATGAAATCACAAAGTCAGAGGATGATAGCCCTTTGAATGAAGTAAGTCTTGATGGAATTATTGAGGAAAAGCAGCTTAGAGAAACACCGCTTGGTCGTAAAATCTGTGATGTGAAACTCAAAAATTTAAGAGAGAATGGGAAAGAGGATTTGATTACTTGCATTGCATGGGGAAAGGGCGCAGAGTATACGGGTTCGCTTGCTTTAGGCGATAGGGTAAGCACATACGGCAGATTACAGAGCCGGAGATATAAGAAAACGTGTAAAGATGGTCACGTTGTGGAAAAAGTTACATATGAGTTATCAATAAAAGGAATCGTGGGGGTGTAAAAATGCGAATGATTTTAAAATCGTTACATATTGAAAATTTCAAAGGTGTAAAGGATAAGACATACGAATTCGGAAAGACAACAAGGGTTTCCGGCATGAACCGTAGAGGAAAGACCACAATCGGGGCGGCATGGTACTGGCTGATGTCTGATAAGAACTATGAACTTGTCAGCAATCCAAACATTAGACCGGACAATGTAGAAGATTGCATTCCGACCGTTACTGCAGATGTTGATGTAAGTGGAAAAGAAATCACTCTTTCCAAGATGCAGAAGCGAAAAGTCGGAAAGCCGGATAAAAATGGGGTTTCGAAAATTACAATCACAAATACATATGAGATCAATTCTGTGCCTAAGACAGAACGTGATTTTAAGGCATATCTGGAAGAATTAGGGTTTGAGTTTGATAAATTCCTCATTTGTTCGCACCCGAATGTGTTCACTAAGGATTTGTCATTGAAGAAAAAACAGGATGAAATGCGCAAATATTTATTCACTATGGCAAGCGAAAAAACAGATTTAGAGATTGCACAAATGAATAAAGAAACTGCAGATGTTGCAAAACTACTTGAATCTTATAAATTCGAGGAAATTGAAGCCATGAACAATACTTCCAAGAAGAAAGCAGTTGAACAGTTAGATGCGATTCCAAATCAGATTATCGGTCTGGAGAAAGCAAAGGTTGATGTAGATGTGGCAGAACAGGAGTTATTGAAAGCCGATTTGGAGAGAAAGATTGAAGCACTTGAAGATTTAATGGAGAAATCTGATGTGCGGATTGATGAAATGCGCAGCGAAGAAATGCATTGTCAGTTTGAAATGTCAGCTATCGCGCAGACCATGAATAACGAGCTTTCAAGCCAAAAATGTGAGATTGAAAATCAAAAATACGACCACGAACGGAAGTTAGAGGATGTTCGTTCATCTATCAGAAAAGAGCAGGATTCTATTGAGAGAAATAGAAAAACTATTTCCGAACAGAGCATTAAGAGAGCCGATCTTGCAAAAAAATACAACGATGAAATCGCAAAGAAGTTTGATGATTCCAAGTGGGTATTTGACGAATCCACAACGGTTTGTTCGTTATGCGGACAAAGATTGCCGGAAGATAAAATAGAGTCTTTAAGAGCCGATTTTTCGCAGAGAAAGGCAGATGCAATCGAAGCATTTAATGAAGAACACGCGAAAACACTTGCCATGATTGTTGATGATGGAAATGCGTGTGCTGAAATGATTAAGAATCTGACCGAGAATAACAAGGAATTAGAAAACACAATTAACACCTTGAAACTGCATGAAGCGGAAGAAATTGATATTATCAAGGGATTTGACGAACAGATTTCTAAGATTCCATCTTGCGCTGATTGTACGCAGAATGCGGAATATGCCAAGTTAAAGGCTAAACAGGATAAATTGCTTGCTGATATTGCAGAGTTAGAATCCAAGGGCACAGATAAGGCGGCTGATTACGCAAAAGCTGATATTACAAAATTAAAGAGCCAGCTTGATGAAGTAAATAAGATTATTGCACAGGCTGAAAACAATGTTCGCATTGATGAACAGATTGCAGATATGCAACATAAACAGAGCGAGTATGGGCAAGCAAAGGCAGATGCCGAGAAGATTCTTTATCAGCTCAAAGAAGTTTCAAAGCGAAAGAATAAGTTACTTGTTGAGGAAATCAATCAGCATTTCGGTATTGTACGTTGGAAGTTGTTCGATTTCCAGAAAAACGGAGAATATAAGGAAGTTTGTATTCCTACAGTGATTGATGAAGAAACCGGCATTTATAAGGTATTCGGGGATACAACAAACACTGGCAGGGAAATTGAAGCGAAGATTGATATTTGCAACAGTTTTCAGAAGTTCTTTAATATGTATGTTCCGATTTTCCTTGATGGTGCAGAAAGTATCAATGACGAATATGTACCGGCTGTTGATACGCAGTTAATTCTTCTTACAGTATCAGAGGACAAACAATTGAAAGTGGAGGGTGTGTAGAATGTCAAGAGTAGGGACAAGCAACAACATCACGCAGCCAGATGCACGGTGTATGTCGTGCAAGCGTTGGAGGAACGCAAATAAAGGGTTTTGGGGAGGGGACGGACATTGTTCTCTTTCGTATTGCGAGAAAGATATGAGAAATAAAGGAAAGAGAGGTTACAGATAAATGCAGTATATCAAAGCGAAATTTCCAAACATCACAAGAAGCTACGTGTATCGCACCGAGGATTCCGTGAAAGCTGGTGATACGGTTGTAAATGCCAAGGGTGCAAAGCTGACGGTCACGGATGAAACCGTGGATATGAAGTGGGTGGATACCTACGGTGCTGATAAGATGGCGGTTGTGAAGAAATATGAAGAAAGTGAGGGATGTGCATGAAGCTGATTAGTAATGCAAAGTTTGGGGAACCGGTGGAAAGTGGAACGGTTTTCAGAACTCAAAGCCACGGAATTTACATTTGCATACATAAAATTTGCGGTTGCGGTGACGCGTGGTATCTTAATTGCAACGAATTGGGAATTGATAATCTACAGCTCAAGAGCGAAAATCTTTTCCGGTGTGTGGATGAAGCAAAGGAAATTCTCAAGAAACAATTAGAACTTTTAAATGAGCGGTTCAATAATTTTTACGAAGATAACGATGTTAAGATTTTAAGATATTAAGAAAGTGAGGAATAGATATGATTAAATCAGATTTTGGAACAATAGAAGTAGACGGAATAGAGCCGGTTATCATGGCTGAATTTGAAACTCTTTTGGTAGCATTAAGGAGAGTTCTCGGAGAGGAGAAATACAACCGTGCTTTGCAGAGAGCAAATGAAAATGAGCTGTCCAAGAAGGATACAGAAACATTGAGAAGCGAAGAAAAAGAACGCATGGCAGAAGTTATCAAAGCTATTTTAAGTGGAATGGAGGATAAGTAATTATGGCAGAAAACACAGAATTAACAAAGGCAGAGGAAAAGACAGAGGTTGCAACACACAATAACAAGGTTACCGATTACAGCCTTGGAATTTTCGGAACATCCGACAATTTCATTATGGCTATGCAGATGGCAAAGGCGTTAGCCGAGTCAACAATAGTTCCGCAGACGTATCAGAAAAATCCATCTAACTGTTTGATCGCCATTGAGCAGGCGCAGAGAATGTGCATAAGCCCACTTATGGTTATGCAGAACCTTTTTCTGATACAGGGCAAGCCAAGCTGGAGCAGTAAGTTTTTGATCGCGTCTATCAATGCCAGCAACAAATTCGACACGGAGTTGCAGTACGACGAAACCAAGGACAAGAACGGAAAACCTTATTCTTGCACTGCGTGGACTATGAAAAATGGTCGAAGAATTGAGGGCATGGAAGTTAATATGCAGATGGCAGATGATGAAGGTTGGACGAAGAAGAACGGCAGCAAGTGGAAAACAATGCCGCAGTTAATGCTTCGTTATAGAGCAGCATCATTTTTCTCTAGCCTTAATTGCCCGGAGCTGACAATGGGACTTTATACCAAGGAAGAAATCGAGGATGGCGATTTCAAGGAATATCCGATGGAAGATTTGCAAGAGCAAGTCAAGCGTGATATTACGGAGAACGCCAACAGTGAGCCATTTGTTACGGCGGAACCTTGTTCAACCGAAAGTGCAGCAGTCAAGCCAGAGAAGGTAGCCGGAGAAGTTGCTGAGAATGACGAGAACGTACCGGACTTTATGAAAGATTAGGGAGGTTGCTATGAGAGTTATATCGCAGGACGGAACAATGGATGTACCATATGAAGTCAGTTCTTTAAATATGGTAGTCGGGAAATATGAAGATGTTGTAAATGCGGCTATTTATTGCTGCAACTCTTTTTCGACAATAAGAATGGCTGAATATGGTTCCGAAGAAAAGGCAAAGAAAGCTATGGAAAGGCTTAGAAAAATATATGAAAATAATGTGTTTTATCATTGTACAGCCGGTTCAAAGAGTTTTGAAGAAGCACAGAGCATTTTGAGCGTGGAACAATTTCAGAAAGCTACAACAGAATATTTTCAGTTTCCGGCAGAGGAAGAATTGGAGTAGCCTATGAAATACTATTGGGTTCGCATCTATGATTACAAGGTAGACGATGAACTGAAAGAGTTTACAGATGATAACGTGTGGGATTCTCAAAAAGGCACTCTTCTTGATGAATATTATCTTTGCGGAGAAGATATGTCTCGTAGTGAAGCAAAGGACGAAGTAAAGAAGAAAAGCAGTATTTCAAGGTTTGCAAAGCCAAGAAAAGGTAGCGGAATATATGCTCTGGTTATGGAAAGCAACCAATTCTTCTATGAGCGATTCAATATTGAAGTTGATACAATCTGTTTTAACTGCCATAAGTCGATCAAAGGCAAACAAAAGGACTTTCCATACATTACGACAGATGGTGGAGAAAAATATTACTTTTGTTCTTATGATTGCCGAGCAAAAACCAGTAGCAAAATCAATCCCTACTACGAAGGAGAATTTCAAACCAGAGAGGGATATGAGAGTAACGGTGGCGTATATGGATATATCTATCATATTTACAACAGAAAGACTAATATGCACTACATAGGACAAACGGTATATATGCCATTCTTCCGGTGGCAGGAACACGTTAAGAGCGGTTTGAAAGGTAATATTACAGACCTTGTATTTGAGACCATTACAGAGGTTCGTGTTAAGTCACAGGAGTATCTGAACAACATTGAAGCATGGTGGATTAGGAAATACATTGATGAATATGGGCGAGACCGTGTTATGAATATTACAGTTCCAAAGATAACACTTGAGGACTTGGCAAAGGAATATTCAAAGATAGTTTCGGGACAGTTAAGTATTGAAACGGATGAAAGTGAGGTGGTTTAAATGCTTATGCGATGTTGCGGTTCATCATCAGCAGGCAACAGTTACGCTTTAATCAGCAGCAGTGGTGAGATTCTTGCCATTGAAGCAGGTGTGAAATTTATGGACTTTAAGAAAATGATTGATTGGAAAATAGCAAATGTTTCCGGATGCATTGTGAGCCACGAACACGGAGACCATGCACGATACATAAAAGATTTCATGCAGTCCGGTATTCCGGTTTACACGGCTTTTGAAACGCAGACCGCACTTGAAACCATAACCGGAGAACGTACAGCACCTATTCCACCGCGCAGAACACGGCAAATCGGCGGTTTTACAGTAACACCATTCAATGTACCGCATGACACAGAAATCGAGTGCTATGGCTATTTAATCGAGCATGAGGAAATGGGCAAGCTGTTATTCTTGACCGACTTGGAATATTGCAGATATGACTTTTCCGGCATAAAGGTTGAGCATATCATGGTCGAAGCCAATTATAGCATGGACTTGGTAGACCGGAATACGCCAAATTATGAACACCGTTTGAGAGGTCATATGAGCCTTGATACGGCACTTAAATTTATTCAAACGAACGACAACCCAGCTTTACGAAATGTCGTTTTAATACACTTATCGGACACAAGCGGAGATCCCGCGTTATTCCTACAACGAACGAAAGAAACAATTAAATATGGAGCGAATGTTTATGTTGCAGAAAAAGGGTTAGAGGTTGATATGAACCTTTGTCCGTTCTGAAAGGAGAAAGCATGAAATTATACATTTACAGATTTTGGGGCGATGAATTTTCTTGTAGAGAAGTAGACGTAGAAGAAAAGCCAAAAACGTATATCATTACTGAAGAATCCGAATTTGAATATAAAGGACAGAGAATCCGCAAGGACGAAATTGGTGTGTTAAGCGGTTGCAGCCGGGATAGGGTCATTCTGACGGAGAAAAACAAGAAAAAAGCTGTTGAAATGCTTATTAGCAGGCAGGGCGCTATTGTTGAGAGTTGCCGAGTACGTCTTGAATATGAAGAGAAAAAACTTGAGACCATCAAAGCGGAACTTGAAAAAGAATAATTAGGTTGAAACACCTTGGCGAAAGCCTAAAAGAAACTATCTTGTTTGGCGAATAGTTATCACAAACCTTATTGAAAGCCATGTTTTGGCGGTGCGTTTACCGCACCGCCCTTACAAAAGATTGGAGGTAAAAATTGAAAATATGTGAATACTGTATGGCTGAATTTGAGCCGAAGCGACCAGATCAAAAATACTGCAGACCCAAATGTGCAAAAAGATACGCACAGTTTAAGAATTTTAAAAAGGCTGGAAGAATTGTGTATACAAGAATATGCCCGAAATGTGGCAGGCTGTTTATGACGATAGATGAACGCAAAGTTGATTGCCAAGACTGCATCGGCATTGACATTAAAGAACGATTGAGAAAGCCAAAGAAAAAGGATGATGCAATCAAGGCTGTGAATCATATGGCACGCGTCTCCGGAATGAGCTACGGAAAGTTTGTGGCTCAAATGAGCATGAAGCCATTGGAGAGGAAGTGATTGGATGGGATATAAACACGGATTATCAAATAAATGCGGTAGATTATATCCTCTGTGGAAAAGTATTAAATATCGTTGCTATTGCAAAACTTCTCGCGACTATAAAAATTACGGTGGAAGAGGGATTGCAATGTGTGATGAATGGAAGAATGATTTTCTAAGTTTCCACGATTGGGCAATCGCAAACGGGTATAAAGAGGAAAAGACGGATAAGGGATTGAACATTTTAACCATTGACAGAATTGATGTTAATGGGAATTACGAGCCTAGCAATTGCAGGTTTGTAACAAATGCAGAACAAGCTAAAAACAAAAGAAATAGCATTCCTTTAGAGGAAAAATTTTTAAAATGTCCTGTTTGCGGAAAGCAATTTGTGAAAAAGCAGAGAAATGGGCAAAAAACATGTAGTAATCACTGCGGAAGGATTCTTTATTACAGAGAGCATCCAAACACAAAAGACTATATGAAAATATGTCCTATTTGCAATAAATCATTTAACGCCAAAAGAGGAGGTCATTACAATGACGCAGTTTATTGCAGTAAAAAATGTAAAGATTTATCAGGTTCGCCTGTTTGGGAGCACAACGGACAAACCCATAGGGTTGTTGAGTGGGCTGAAATAGTAGGTATAAATGCACATTGCTTATTACATAGAAAGGATATGGGTTGGACTATCGAAGAGATATTAACAACGCCATTGAGAGGTAGAAGAAAATGCCGAATGTAAATTATAAGCAGCTATATGCAATAAAAAAGAACAACGAGAAACGGATATTAAGCATTTGTCCGGAAATGAAAAATCAGAGCGGAATTTATTTCTACACAAGGACTGATGAAAACGGTATATCTTACTTTTATATCGGTCAGAGCGTTGACTGCCTAGAGAGAAATATTTCACATTTATCCGGTTTTCAGCACATAGATCTTTCGATTAAAAAAAGAGGATTTTATAGTGAAGAAAATCCGTATGGGTGGAAATTGGATTTTATCCATTATCCGAGAGAGAAGCTTGATGAAATGGAACAATATTGGATTTTGGAATATACAAAGAAAGGTTATCAATGCCGTTACAACAAAACGGCTGGCGGTCAAGGCGCAGGAAAAGGAAAGATAAACGAATTTAAACCGGCAAAAGGCTATTATGACGGCATTAAGCAAGGCAAAAAGAGTCTTGCCAAGGAATTATCGCATATCGCTGAAAAGCACCTTGAAATCCGTTTGAAGCCGGAGAAACAGGGTAACAAAGTTTCTGAAAAACAGTATGAGAAGTTTATGTCTTTGATTTCTGAAAATACATATGAGGAGAGTGATTAAATGGCAGAAGTCAAGTGGATTAAAATCACAACAGATGTTTTTGATGATGAAAAGATTCTGCTGATTGAGAGTATGCCGAGTGCGGATAGCATCATTACGATTTGGTTCAAACTTCTCATTCTTGCCGGAAAACAGAATAACAACGGTGCGTTTATGATGAGCAACAAGTTGCCGTTCACGGATGAAATGCTTGCCACCATTTTCCGCAGAGATTTGAACACGGTAAGACTTGCACTTAAGACCTTTGAAGAATTTGGAATGATTGAGGTCGTTGATAACGTGATAACGATTCCGAATTGGAATAAGCATCAAACGCTTGACGCTTATGAGAAGAAAAAGGAACGTGACAGGCTTTATCAGCAGAACCGGAGAAAGAAGCAGAAGAACCTAATTGAGCAAAAATCGCCCGATAAATCGTCTGACGTCGCTGTTTCAGATAAAGAAGAAGAAAAAGAAGAAGATAAAGAGAAAGAAAATATAAAAGAAAATTCGCTGTCGACCGATTCCGGAGATTTGTTTGATTTTGACGATGCATGGAAAAAGACTTTTAGTATATACCCCAAGAAAACAGCGTACAGTACCTCTAAAACGGCTTGGATGGATAAAGTGCTAGAAGTTATCGAAGAGAACCAACCAGACATTGCACGGCTGTTATACAAAGCCACAGAAGCATATTTGAGTGACTATCAAGAAAAGAATCCAGACGATAAGGATTTTCGGTACATTCCAAAATACGTTGATTGGATAAAAAACGATTGCGATTATTGGTTGCAGATTGCGGAGAAACGAGGTGATTGTAGTTGACAGAAGCAGAATTCGGAGTGATCGGGTGCGTACTGATTGACAATGATGTGCTAAATAACATCTGGAGAACGCTGAAACCGGAAATGTTTAGTTCTGATTTCGCGCAGGACGCATACAAGGAAATGCTTGCCATGTATGACCGGAATGAAAGCATTGACCCAATGTCTTTATCAATGGCACTTGAGAACCACAAATACACCCAGGAGCAGATTAGCGAATTGATGAAATCCTGTATTACCGGAACAATCACTTCAACCATGGTTAAAAGTTATGCCGATGCGGTTGTGAAAGAATACAAAGTAAGAACGGTTCGTGACATGTATCAGAAATCCAGCTTAAAGTCGTGCGACATTGATGATACAATCAGCGATCTTCTTACAAGACTTGAACATTTGCAAGAGGGCAAGGAAGTAAAGTTAAAACCAATTAAGCAGATTTCGGTTGAGAATAAGGACAAATATTTCAACGAAAGTGTAGGAGAGGGCGGTATAAAAATCGGGTTGTCGCAACTTGACGATGCGCTTGGAGACCTTGAACGTGGTGATGTAACAGTAATTGCCGCAAGACCGGCAGTTGGAAAATCCGCACTCACAACGCAAATCATTGGGAATATGGCAAAAAAAGGACTTAAAGTCGCATATTTCAATTTGGAGATGATTGACAAACAGGTGTATGAGAGATTTATTTCAAGGCTTACGGGAATCGGCTTAACGAGAATCAGAAGGGCAAAAGCGTTTCTTGGTGATGAACAGGAAAAATTTAACCAAGCAAATGAGGAAATGGGTGATTATCAATTATGGATTGCATCCGGTACCGTATCTCCGAGGGAAATAAAGTCAGAATGCAGGCACCAAAACTTTGACGTTATCGTTGTTGACTATCTGCAATTGCTTATGCCGGATAACAGATATTCCGGAAGAAATGAAGAAGTAGCATCAATTTCAAGAGGTTTAAAATCGGTTGCAAGAGACTTAAATACACATGTAATAGCACTTTCACAGATAACAAGGGCTTCCGAAAGCAGAGATACAAAAGAGCCTACCATGGCAGAGTTGAGGGAATCTGGAGCAATCGAACAGGATGCGTCAAACATAATTATGCTGTGGAATCTGTCGGACAATGACAAGGGAGCCAAGGGTGTAAAAATCGAAAAGAACAGACAGGGAATGACAATGCGTGAAGCAATGGAGTTTGATGGAGATCACATGAAGTTTGTTGAAATCGAAAAACCGTTTGATGATGTTGTGGCAGAAATCAAGAAGAAAGAGCGCGGCGACGGATTCAAGCCATACAATGGCAATTGTCCGTTTTAGAGGTAGCAGCTATGGCAAGTGCAAAGATCGAAAAGGGTTCGGAAGAATGGCAAGTATTCATGGATTATTGGAAGTTTATTCAAGACTACTACGCGCCGGATAATGACGATGCATGGTGGCAGGAAGTGATGAAAGCCGGAGAAAAACTGATAAACAAGTACAAAGGTATGGAAATCGAGGAGCGTGCAAGACAGCTTGTATTGAGCCACTTTGCATGGTTGGAAATTACATACAGAAAGGAGAAATCAAAGAAATGAGCAATGCATTGAGACGGAAGAAAAAACCGACATTTTACACAAAACAGGAAATGCGGATTATCGGTCAAAATGATTTTGAAAAGAGAAATGCCGATAAAGTTATATCAAAATCATACAAAGATTTTGTCGTGATTGGGTACATAATTCTTCATGACAAATTTGGTTTCGGACAGACAAGAATCATCCGGTTGCAGGATTTTTTGAAATCTTACTTAGATGAAGCAGCATCCGGTGGAAATACCGGAAAGGGCTTGTCTGTTTATCTGAAAAGTAAATACGGAATCGACATTAAAGAGGAAGTCGGAAAAATTCCGCAAAGGCAGTTAATGAACCTGTATGCAAAGAAAGGTTTCTGCATCGAGCGTGAAGCATACAGGCTTTCCAGCGCATCTTTGTTTAACTATTTCGCGCTCACGCTTACGATTCTGAAAAAGGAATTTAAGCTATCTGTTAAGCAGTTGCAGGAGTTTTTAGACAAGTTTGTTGATTATATTGATACGTTAGCTAATTACAAGCAGTTTCAGTTGACGGTTCCTATGATAGCTGAAACGTTAGCTGATGAGATTAAGTTTGTATGTGATTTGGAGGTTTAATAATATGACAAATAAAGAAAAATACGGAGATGAGATTGTAGAACTTGCGACAAACACAGCTGTGTTTGGATTAAAAAATGGAAAGCCTGCAATTTGCGAAGAAATTAAATGTGAAGAGTGCGATTTTTATGAATCAAATTCGTGCAAAGGTAGTGCGTATAATTTCCGCGAATGGCTTAATTCGGGGTATGTTGAGCCGCCTGTTGATTGGAGTAAGGTTGCAGTCGATACGCCGATTTTGGTAAGAGATCATGAAAATTGCGAATGGACTAGAAGACATTTTGCAAAAATAAAAAACGGAACGGTGTTTGCATGGCGCGGTGGGACAACGTCTTGGAGTGAGGATGATGAAGAGACTATTCCGTGGAAATATGCCAAGCTTGCAGAAAGTGAGGAATAGACATGGAGAGATTAACAGAGCGAACAGCGGATGGAATATTAGTAAAGGAGAATTGCGAGAAAGAAATTGCTGAAATGTTTTTAAAGGCATTTGATGATAGTGAAGAAAAGATTTCTTGTAACTGCAAGCACAACAGCAATTCAATAGATAACGAGCCTTGTTGCAGATGTGATAGCAAAGTTTCAGAAAATGATGATACAAAAAACAAAGTTACATCTCTGGAAATTATCGTAAGGATGATAGACAACAAGCCATATTACGAAATCAAGTACAAAAAAGTCGGCGAAGATTATTACCATGTAGGTTACAGTTCATTTAATATTGATAATGTATTGAAATGGCGTGATGAGTGTTTTGAACTTGTTGATGCGAAAGCGACCAATGCCGACAGGATAAGGAATATGTCGGATGAAGAGTTAGCAGAGTTTCTTTGCAAAGTAAAATCAGATTATCAGTGGATGGAACATGAATTTCCGAGCGAAGAAGAACACGGCGAGTGGGAAGAATGGCTTCAATCAGAAGCGGAGTAGGAGAGAATATGGAAGATAGATATTTATTCCGCGGAAAGCGGATTGATAATGGCGAATGGGTGGAAGGATATCTGTCATACCCATTTTGCACGAAAAAGGGCAACGAAAGTTATTATTTCTACACAAAGGATAGTTTGGGTTTCTTCTGTCGTTGTGTTGTAGATGCATCAACTATCTGCCGGTGCACTGGACGGACAGATCGAGATGAGAAATTGATATTTGAACACGATGTAATTGTTTATCTTGACACATATAGCACAGAAAGCGGATATGCAGAAGCAGATTGTGCCGGTGAAGTTTTGTGGGATGAAGAAACATTGTCTTTCCAAGTTACAAACAGATTATCTGCTGAAAGCTATGAGGTTTTGGATGAATGTAGTGTTGTCGGCAACAAATTTGACAATCCGGAATTGTTTGAGGTGTAACTATGACGGAGAATGAAGCAATCGAATTTATGAAAAGATATTTAGATGCTGATTGCTATACAGATAAATGCGTAAATGCGCACAATATGGCAATCAATGCACTTGAAGAAGTACAGCAGTACCGAGCAATCGGCACAATTGAGGAATGCCGGGCGGCTGTGGAACGTCAGAATCCGAGAGCTGCTATTACTGAAAAAGAAGATAATGGGATTAAAAAATATACATGTTATGCATGCGGTAGGTACATGGGTTGGTCAACTGGAACACTTCCTGCTCGTTATTGCTGGAAATGTGGTCAGAAATTGGATTGGGGTGATGAAGAATGAGTTAAAGACTTAAGCCATGCCCGCTTCGGGAACTGCCGGATGAAAAATGTGGCGCATGGACAGATGGAATGATTACGGCATATAACAAATATTTAAGCGAAGTTTTAGAAAGAAAGGAATAACGAATCCTCGGTAAACCGAGGTTGCAACTTAAAGGTTTATGGATTTATTGAAAGCAGGTGATTCAGAGTGAATTTTACAAAGGGAAATGCTGATAACATAACAAAAGCAATACGCGGACTTGATATTTTTACTAAAAATTGGTGTATGGACTGCAAACAGACAGAAGTTGAAAAAGATTTAGTTTTTCGTTGCAAAGACTGTGAATTTAAAATGAGTGACGGAAGATGTTCAGTTAAAGTTTTTGCCAATAATCATAAGTGCAATTACCCATTAAAGGATTTTGGAAGTATGGGTATGCACTAACTAAAAATAAAAGAAAGGGTGATTCAGAATGAGTGACAATGTAGAGATAGTAATAGCACAGGCTTTAATGATGAGAATTAAAGATTATGCAGAAAGAGCCTTGGATAAAAAAGATGTAACACTTGATATGGCTATGGTTGAAATACGCGATACGGTTGACGCTTATGACGAGTATTTTCAGACAGGCAGAAAGCCCCAGTAATTAACTAAAAATCAAAGAAAGGAATAGGTTGTGCGCACATAAAACCGAGGTTTCCTTTTGGTAGATTTTATGAATTTTGAAAATTATTCTTGTGATAATCAAATGAGCATATTTGACTTCACAAGAGAATCAATTAGTATTACAAAGCCCATTCGCTTAATAGAACTTTTTGCCGGCTACGGAAGTCAGGCAATGGCACTAAAGAGAATAGGTGCTAAGTTTGAGCATTACAGAGTTGTGGAGTTTGATAAGTACGCAATAGCAAGTTATAACGCAGTGCACGGAACAGAGTTTTCCACAATGGATATAACAAAAGTACACGCTGACGACTTAAATATTGTTGATACAGACAAATATTGCTATATGATGACTTACTCATTTCCTTGCACCGATTTGTCAGTCGCAGGAAAACAAATGGGAATGAGCAAAGGAAGTGGTACAAGAAGCGGTCTGTTGTGGGAAGTTGAGAGAATACTAACAGAAATTAGAGATAGTAACGGAGAATTACCACAGATTTTGTTCATGGAGAACGTGCCACAAGTACACGGCAAGAAAAACATCAATGATTTTGAGAAGTGGTTGGGGTTCCTGGAGAGTTTAGGATACACGAATTATAAGCAAGACTTGAATGCTAAAAATTATGGTGTGGCACAGAACAGAAACAGGTGCTTTATGTTTTCGTTTCTGGGTAATTATTCATACGACTTTCCAAAACCTATACCACTTGAAAAGAAGTTGAAAGACTATCTCGAGGATAATGTAGATGAAAAGTATTACATCAACAATGAAAAGGCTGACAAGCTGATAAAACAGCTTATTGGCAACGGCACATTACCAAATACAATCCCTAAGAGCAGAGCAGAGCAGAGCAGAGCAGAGCAGACTTGCGTTGACGGAACAATTTGTGAACCAGGAAGAAGAGAGGCTGCAAACTGTATCAAGGCGAGATATGACGCAGGAATCAGCAACTTGCGGTCAGATGGAAACTGTGTTGTTGAAAAATCAAGGAGCGGAACTAGAAAAGAAAACTGATATAGCCACTACTCTTATGGCTAGAGACTATAAGGGCTTTGGCAATCAAGCAACTAATGGAGTAATTGAATGGAAGTATTAGGAAGCATATATACAGAAGTTTCAGACAGATTTCAAAAAGGCATTATCGGGGGGGTATTTCCTGGTGTGTAAAAGCTGAAAAACACGATTTAGGAGTAATTATGGCAGATGTAAATGTAATAGGCTCTCTTGAAGCAAAATTTGAGAGTACCAACAGAATTTATGATGTGTGGGGGGGTGTAGTCCGACATTGAGTACAATGCAAGGTGGCAATCAAGAACCGAAAATTCTTGAAGCAAGGCAATTAGGATTTATGGATAATGGCACAGGCAAGCACCAATCAAACACAGTATATGATGAAAATGCACTTTGCCCCAACATTACAACAGTTGAGGGTGCGGTACACAACAGATTAAAGTGTGTGAAAGTCAGATAGTTGCTATGCGTGGCAGAAATCCCGATAATCCGTCAGATAGAACTAATGGAAGTCCGACAGAACAGAGGTTAGAAGTGAATACGCAAGGGACCAGTAATTGTCTGACAAGTGTGCAGAAAGACAATATGGTACTTGAAAACGTAAAAATTAGACAAGCCACAAAGGACGGCTCTATTGAATGCGAAATAGGCGATTGCTTTGACGCAAGCTATCCTAACAGCAAAATAAGAAGAGGTAGGGTACAAGACAAAGGAAATACTTGCCCTACATTAACCGCACAAAACCAAGAAGCTGTTAGAATTGAAAAGGTCGGTCAAATATCAAGCAATGGATCCCAATGCGGTACAGTTATTTCTGATAACGGCATATCTGCTAATCTTGTAGCTGGCACACACGGATATGCGAATAGCCATATCGCTACACAATATCGTATCAGAAAGCTAACACCGAGAGAGTGCGGACGGCTGATGGGTGTATCTGATGAAGATATTGACAAAATGGCGGCAGTCAACAGTAATACACAGTTGTATAAGCAATTTGGAAACAGTATTGTCGTAGATGTTATGTGTGCTATGTTTAAAAACTTAAATATCAATCAATAAAATAAGGAGAAATGGCTTATGAAATTTACAAAATTCATTAAGCCAGAACTTGAATACATTAAAGAAAATGCCAATTTCACGGAAGAAGAGGAGAGGATTTTCTCTCTTCTCTGCCGTGGTTTTTCACAAAAGCAAATATCCACAAAAGAAAATCTATCACTAAGAACGATAGAGTACAGAGTGAGAGATATAAAAGATAAAATAGAAAGAACGGGGGTATTTGATTGGATGAAAAAGAACTGTTGAAATATGCCGTTGATAGTGGTATTCTCGACATAGCACTTGTGCAGAAACAAGTCACTATGCAAAAGAGAGAAAAATTACTCAACAAAAATCCCTATAAAATCTATCAAGGAAAGGATGAGAACTGGTACTCATATCTGCCGGATGAAGTAAAAGGCAGACGTAAAATCAAGGCAAAAAGCAGAGAAGCGGTCGAGCAGAAAATCATTGATTATTGGAAAGAGAGAGAGGATGACCCTACAGTAGAGGAAATCTTCAACCGTTGGATTTCACAAAAGCTGGAACTTGAAGAAATCAGCAGAGCAACCTATGACAGATACTTAATGGACTTTCAGAGGTACTTTGGCGGTATCAAGGATAAGAGAATCAAAAGTGTAGACGAGTGCGAACTTGAAACGTTTATACGAAACAGCATCCATGATTTTGACATGACTTCCAAGGCATTCTCAAACTTCCGGACGCTGATTTATGGAATCTTTAAGTATGCCAAACGGAAGAAGTATGTTAAGTTTTCAATTACATACACGCTGAAAGATATGGATATATCGCCAAAAGCGTTTAAGCACGTAGTCCGGCAGGCAAAAGACCAAGTATATATGCCGGATGAAAAGGAACGCATGGAGATGTACTTAAGGAATCACTTGGATATCGTAAACCTTGGGTTGCTATTCATGTTTAAGACAGGTGTCCGCGTCGGGGAATTGTCGGCATTAAAGCGGAAAGATGTTGAAAACTACACGGTTGCCATCAATTCTACAGAGACTCGTTACCGTGATGATGATGGTTTTCACTATGAGGTCAAAGATTTTCCGAAATCAGAAGCCGGATTACGATTTGCCATATTGCCGGATAAGTACAAATGGATTCTTGATGAAGTACGAAAGAGAAATCCCTTCGGGGAATATCTATTTGAGAGAGACGGAGAACGGTTGAAATCCTACAACTTTCGTGAACGTTTGCGGTATATCTGCGAACATGAACTGCGAATGAAAGTGAAATCTCCGCACAAAATCCGTAAGACATACGGAAGTATTCTTCTTGACGGAAAAGTGAAAGAGTCCACAATTCTTGATACAATGGGGCATACAGACATTAGTTGCACAAAAGATCATTATTATTTTGATCGTACCGGAATTGAGGAAAAGAGACAGGAACTTGGCTTAATCGAAGCATTATGAGTCCCTAGTACTCAAAGGTACTCAAAGAAAAATTGAAAGAACGGCTATTTTAAGCCATTTCAAGGCAATTACTCTAGGGTTCGATTCCCGTACGGACTGTTACTATTATAAATATAATAGCCCAACCCGAAAAAATGTTGTCGTATGACAGCATTTTTTTTATTTAATCATAGGAAATTCCTTCCTATGATTAAATAACGCTCCGCGAGCTGCGCATCCTCGCGGAAATAAAGTTTATGATGGAGAAACGGCGGCAGAGGCTTTGGAAAATGTGGAAACAGTTATTTCCGAATGGATAGAGACGGCAAAGGCTATTGGGCGGGAAATTCCAGTGCCAAAAGGAAAATTGATGTACGCATAATGAAAAATCCAGTGTTTTCATGGAATCGTCCGTGAAAACACTGGATTTTTTACGAAATAAACTTCTTTACAATTCAATGGTCAGTTCTACCGGACAGTGATCCGAACCGAACACATCGGTATGGATAGCTGCTCCGGTGAGACTGGAATCTAACCGCTTTGAAGTGAGGAAATAATCGATCCGCCATCCGGCGTTTTTCTCGCGGGCTTTAAAGCGGTAGGACCACCAGGAATAAATGCCCTCGGCATCCGGATAAAAATAGCGGAAGGTATCCGTAAAACCGGCGTTTAAAAGTTCGGTCATTTTTTCCCGTTCTTCATCGGAAAAACCGGCATTTTTGCGGTTGGTCTTTGGATTTTTCAGATCGATCTCCGTGTGTGCAACATTTAAATCGCCGCAGAGAATGACCGGCTTTTTGCTGTCGAGCTGAAGAAGATAAGCGCGGAAAGCATCTTCCCATTCCATGCGGTAGGGAAGCCGCGCCAGTTCGTTCTGGGAGTTTGGAGTGTAACAGGTGACAAGGTAGAAGCTGTCATATTCGAGGGTGATCACTCGACCTTCGGTATCGCAGATTGCGGTGCCGATGCCGCGTGTGACCTGAAGAGGTTCGTGTTTTGCAAAGATTGCCGTGCCGGAGTAGCCTTTTTTCTCGGCGTAATTCCAGTACTGGTGGTAGCCCGGCAGATCAAGTGCGATCTGTCCTTCCTGCAGCTTGGATTCCTGGATGCAGAAAAAATCGGCATCTGCGGCATGAAAATAATCGAGAAATCCTTTTTGTACACAGGCGCGCAGCCCGTTAACGTTCCATGAGATAAGTTTCATTTCTGATGTCCTCCTGAGTTGCTTTTATACAAATTATATACATATGGGAAAGAAAGTACAAGTCTTGTTACTGCTTGCAGGGGAACAATAACCAGGCTTCTGAAAAAAGTACTTGACGCATGGCCTGTGCTATGATAGTATAATACACGGTTCGTTGGTCAAGCGGTTAAGACGCCGCCCTCTCACGGCGGAAACACGGGTTCGATTCCCGTACGGACT